CCAAACAAGGGAAATCAAGGGAATCAAGGGAATCAAGGGAAATCAAGGGAAATCAAGGGAAATCAAGGGAAATCAAGGAAATCAAGGGAATCAAGGGGAATCAAGGGAATCAAGGGAAATCAAGGGAAACAGGGGAATCTAAGGTGAGATAAGGAATCCCGGGGGAAACAAGGGTATCTTTATGGTAAGGGAATCTTATGTGTATGAAGGTATGTTTATGTATGGGTGTGTGTGTTTCTTTGGGTGATGGTGGGAATGTAGGGAGCCAAGGGAGAACGGGGGCGGCGATGGCGTGGAGTAGGTCCCGCTGGTCGTCCGTCCCTGTTCCCCTTTGGCGGTAGTGTAATATTAAAAATCTGATAGTGATATGACGAAAGAGGAAGCGAGAGAAAGGTTCGGTGACAATATAATAAACAAACTATTGTCGCTTGGTGCTGAACCGACAAACGTATGCAGGAATGACGAGATCGTGGAATGGTGCAGTGATGGATGCATAAAAGTGGGCGATATTGAAGTATGGGCTTACTATTACTTTTATGAAGGAGAGAACCCTGATTTATGTAATTGGGAGGATCGCATGGAGATAGAGGTAGAGGAATGTTGGATTTAAAATTGACTGATATGAGATTCATGTATTTAACGGAGCTTAGAGGAAAGGATATATGCGTAGGCGACAAAAAGTGCAAGAGGGTAAAAATATATGTAGGTAGGCCGTTGGCGGATACGCCTAAAACCTATAAACAAATAGGTGGATTTGTAGCAAAAGAACTATCCAACGCTTATAACAGCGGTTGTGTTTCCATCTATGAAGCAAAGGATAAAACGCTCAGATATTCGGTTTATCGAGACGGTTGTTTCTATCCTTATTACGGGAAATTAGAGGTGGCAGAATAACACCAAGGGGAACGGGCGGCGGTGTCACGGCGTGGTAGGCTGCGGGTGTCGGCTGCCGTTCTTTCCTTTGGCGTGGTAATAGGTGATTATATACCATTTTACACCAAAAAAAATGAGAAATGATATGCATTTGTACGAAACATCATACTGGGTATCACCAATACCCTCTACCGGTTGCTCAAGAGTGAGATCGCCGGATTCTTTTACTAAACAAAACGTTTTTGATTTTACTTACCCAACGAATGTTTTAGGGTAAAACCTTATATCAAAGACCTCTTTTGCTCAACCGTCTTGTCCGAAACAAGGAACTATATGATTCGATTGAGTGAGACAAAATTAGAAAAGAAGAATGTGAAATTAAATAACATGTGTATGTTTTACAACATATACTAATAAAATGGACGAGATTATAAAATTACAAGATGAGGTACTGTCTTACCTTCGTAATAATATTACAAAGGATGAGGCGTATTATATCCTTACGACTGATAAGGATATGATAGAGGTTCTTATATCAGATAAGAAGGACGGAAGCAAACGTATCAAGATTCTTGATATGGAATATACTATCGAGAGAGACGATATGTTACTGTTGTTCGACACTGATGGGATAATAGACGAATATCTTTTAACATCCAGCCACATAGGGATAAACATGTATTTCCGTCGGCAAGATATTCGGGATATACTATCCAAGAAATTGGAGGTCATGGAATACCGGTATATAAAGATTCAGGTCGATAATATACCAGTAGTAGAGAAACGTCGTGTTATTCTGGATTTGACCGGGCATAGGGTGGATCGTGATGACCGTGATAAGATAGATTTTATGTTTATTTATTATATGGCAAGATTATGCGAGTAAGAAGGATGGTAAAAGAGAAAGATGTTATAAAGATATGGGTATTTGGATATGATAGGAAGCTTATTAAATCAGCAACGGATTCTGGGTTTAGAAGCATGTCGGCGGTATTGTCTTACGCTAATTGTATGGCAGGAGATAAGCCTGTAGATCATATTAGGGTCTCGAATGAGAATCGTGGCTGGTGTGGATCGTATACTATATATGGTAGGGAGATAGATTAGTTTGATAGTTAACAACAAAGGAGGTGCGTATGAATAATGTTATAACAAACGTCAATGGCGTGAAGGTAAAAGTAAGGGTGTATGATATTGGCGATGGGATGGTAGATAGATACACGATAATATGTGTAAGTGATAAGGACAAAGATAGTAGTGGGTTGGTACATTATCCTATGTTTGCATGTAACGAAAATCCATTTCATCCACAAGGAATAGGAATATATGTTGGTGATTATTATCCATATAGGAGACATTCATACAATTTAGGGAAAAGGGTTAAAGATATAATGATCTTACCAGAGAAAGTGATAGAGTACATAAAATGGATAACAAGATAAAATCATGAAAGGAATAACTTACAATAATTATGATTTGGTTGCTTTTGAGCAAAATGGCGAGATAGTGGTGGCTGTGGCGTTTTACAGATATTATAGAAAGAAAGCGCATAGCGAGGTAAATTACAGGTGGAAAACCAGATGTCCGGAATTGGTGGATAAGATTGTAAGACACCGTACCAAGGTGTTTACCGGCCAGCTTATTCAGTTAGCGAAGGCGTATGGGGAGAAAAGGGTCATTAAATATCAAAAACAGGAGGAAGAGGTATGTCAAAATACGACAGGGACGCTATAGAAATATATATACTAGATCATATAGATACTGATAATTACAAAAAGCAGTTTAGATATGATAGGGAGTATCTGGCTTTTATGCTTAACGTGTTTAAGGATGAGTATAAAGAGCATATCAAAAGGGATGGGATTAAGAAAGCTTTCGAGGACTACATAATGAGCGTTCCGTCTATATTCAGGATTCATATAGCGGATTGCGATATCAGGTATTTATTACGTTCATGGGGAGTGGAGTTCGATGATGATGATGATGAGGTATACATCTTGTATAAAAAGATCATAAGGGAGGTCTTCTTTAAGATGTGTAATGATATGAACATTAGATTTTAGTTTGTTAATATTGTGACCATGACCTTGGCGGGGTGGAAGGATATATCATAATCGTACGTGTGCGGATATGATCCGGGGTCAGTTCCCGGCACCTTGGCATAACTTAAATGTAAGTAGTATGGAAGATAATATTTTAAAAAGAGCGGCAGCGGAATTAAAAGAAGCCGGTTGCAGGGTTTTCGCATGGCAGGATGATACTTATAATAGAGGTTGGAGTAAGGGTGATTATATAATGTTGTATTACGCCTTCCCTGATTCACCCAACATCGGGTATCTGAGTCATGGAGAATATGGAATGAGTGTAGCATATGGTAGAGCCTATATACCGAGTCGTGGAAGTGGATCGGGATGTGGTATCAAGGAGGAAGCTACGTTCGACCTTGCGACGGCACTGGACGTGCTAAACGAGCTATTACCTAGGTGGTGCAAGTCTTATGGGGTTTATCCAGAACAATATAAGGATATTGATAGATGGTACAATAGCGATAATTATAACAAAAAAATATTTAAGGAAATTTGATATGGAAGTAAAGGATTGGGAGAGTTTGGTTTTGAATACAGAAGTAGGAATGCACTGTTTTGTTACATTAGCTGACGATAAGGATATTAGTAGAGGATATGCGCAGATCAGACGTGCGGAGCATTTCGGATATAACATCTGCTTCACCCGGTTATATGGAAATAAGTTTTATTTTGAAAAAATAAAAGAAGGTCGTACACAACAATATATCAATAGGAGGAAATGATATGGTGATAGAGTTTGATTTTGAGATATACAAAAACGGAGATTACGATAAGGTATATCTCCGCAACGGGAAAGAGCCAAGAATATTATGTGATAATGGGAAGGGTAATAGCCCTATGGTCGTGATGATTGAGGATGATAAAGCGGATGATTATATTATTCTTCGTTATAACGAAACTGGCAGGAGGAATATCAATAGTCAATCGAGTCTCGATCTTATGTTATCGATAAAAGAACGGGAGCCAGAGTTGTGGGTTGTTGTTATATCTTACATAGATAATAAGGATAAGAGGCAAAAGATGATCTTACCTAATTTTTTCTCAAGGAATATAGGAGGAAATATATATCTTCAAGGAAGCTCTAAATCGAATGTATCATATTATGTTGGTAGGTTAGAAGAAGATGGGTGCTTCGATGAGCTGTGCGAGAAGATAAGGGTAAAAAGAGATCGTATTTATAACATGGAAATAATATCACTATCAGATGACAAGGCGACAGTTTAATCAGTTGATAAATGAGCTAGACGGCAAAAGCCCGTTTATCGTATTACATAGGGATGCCGTTGCGCCTAAATACGTGGGCGTGGAGGTGTCGAAGGATGGGGTGGTATACAGATATGCGATAATAGGGATAAACGATGAGTATAAGGCTAAAAAAGCCCTTATTTCGAAAATATTAGGCATAGCTAGTTCCCTAAATGGCAATAAGCCCTTAAAAAAGGGTTAATTAGATGTATTTATGACCTGCGGCATCATATACGATATAATGCCATAAATGACGTTGTATAGAGGATATGTATGATAATATGATAGATAACGCATTCGTGTCTTGATATCATAATATTATGCCATTATATCCTCTTTTTGTATAAAAAGATAACAAATGATACAAACATCTTGAATATGGATGAAATTAAGATAGGAGCTGAAATTGTATTTAATATAACCGGCAACCATAATATAGGATATGCCAAAGGGGAAAAGTATATCGGGACGGTGTTAAGCAAGGATCACCGATCACGTCTTTATGTACGGACAATAGGAATGCCTAGGGCTTGTATTGATGAGCGGGATGTAGAGTGGTTTATTGATCCAGATGGGGATTTTGATATGGATGAGGCGATCCCGAATCCTATGGCAAGGGAGTTGTATAAGTTGATGGGTAGGTACGTTTATACGTTCGGTAGGTCTTATGAAAGTATCAATGGCTATATCGTGTACGAGTGTATGATGATGGACAGGGATTTAAGATATAATGTTATGTATGCGTTGCATGATCATGGATTTGAGATACGGCATATTGATAGTTATTCTTGGTGGATGACCAATGAGAGGCTGATGTCCGAGGTAACATATGCGGAGGGGAATATTCATATAATTGTTCATGAGTGTATGGAGGATTATGTGGATAATGTGAGATTTGGAGAGGAATTTTATAAAAACAAGGAAGTATGATAAGATACTTACTCGTAACGATGATGATAATGTTGACACCGCCAAAAGGGAGCGGTGGCTTGCCCCACGCCCCAAGGTCTGCCGTGGTAGAGGCACGGGTATGGGATAAGCTGGCGGCCGCCCTGTCTTTCGTGGAGTCAAGGGATAACGATCGAGCGTATAACGTCTCATCCGGGGCTTTAGGGAGGTGGCAAATGAAAAAGGTATACGTTGATGAGGTTAATAGGATATTACGCCTTAAACGGGATAAAAGGAGATATAGATACGAAGATCGAACGAATCCTGTCAAGGCTAGGGAAATGTTCGAGATATATCAATCTCACCACAATCCTAAAAAGGATATAGATCGGGCTATAAAGTTGCATAGGGGATTGCATTCTCCTATGTATGTTAAAGAGGTTAAACGTAAATTAAGGGAATAATATGAATCGTGAGGTATTAATAAATATCATTAATAGAGGTAGAATAAGGTTTATCCCAGTAAGAAGATGTTTCTTATGCAATGAATATGTAGGATATAAATTCGTTAGGATGTGTGATGGAAGTATGATACCGGTATTTTCTAGTGGATGTAGGTGTTGTGGCATAAATAATGGGACGCTATCAGAAAGGACTTGGGATGAAGTGCTTGATCTTGTCAAAACGGTACAAAATAAGCCTATGAATGAGAGAACGGAGGAAGATGAATTTATATTAAATAGTTTAATATAAGGAGGTATTGTATATGAAATGGGTGATAATAAAAGGCGTAAGGTATCCTATGTCCGTGGTGTCAGCCTTCGCTGCGTATTACGGGGATAATCCCTTTTTGAAGATAAGGATAAGAAACAAATATCACATAATTTATTTTGATAATATGGATTATCTGAATATTCAGATAAGGTATTTGATTAACAACTATCCTGACTTCGTGCAGATAGGGAATTGGTATATATCCAAGAAGCAGGTGATGTCGTGGGCACCCAAGGGGCAGGCCGTGGACGGGTCGGGCTGGGTCATATCCTTTTACCTGTCTTTTGGCTTGGAGAACAGTGCTCAAATTAAGTTCGACAAGGAAGAGGAGTATCAAAGAGCTTTAGATTGTTTAAATGAGAAGTTCAATGTAATATTATGAGTTGTATCATGAAAACCATGATACTTAGAGGAGTATTGAGACTGATGGTGATCAAGACAAATGATGTTATTTAATTTTAAAAAATAAATTGTTATGGAAATGAAAAAGTATTTATCAGTTTATTTAGAGAGTGGATATCTTTTTGACGATATGTCAGAAAGATTAAAGTGGTTTGAGATTGATAAAATCTTGATCAGTTTTACATATGGAGTAGTTAGATATGTAGGAACATGGGGAGGATGTAGGGCTGAGAAGACATTAGATGGGAAATTATTTTATTCGTCCGAAGAATGTTTTAAAAAGGATAAGAGCATCCCTAAGACAAAACTATCAATATATGATGTTTTTAAGTCATTATATGGGTTCGTTCTAATAGGTGATGTGTGGAAATACAAAAACGGAAGAGCTGTCAAGTGTAAGTTGGAATGTTTTGATGTTGAAATAGATAATAAAGGAAAAATTTATTGTAAGGAAACATATTACAGAACATGTGAAGATGTGTATAAATTCAATGACTTGACTGTAGTTGACAAGAATGGAGACATGAGATTAGTAAAATCTTCAAAAAGTAAATTAATGCTTACTAATGATCAATTAGATGTTGTGGAGAGAATGAAGGGCATCATTGATGACATGGTTAGGTTAAAGATGATTATGTATATTGATCAAGACTATAATCTTTGTTTTCTGCCGGGAGATAAAATAGAAGATTTGACAATGGATGAGACAGATGGATTTGTGGATACCACCGGTATAGTGACATCTATAAAATCTAAGAATGTAGTGGAGTTTTATGTAGAAAACCCATTCGTAAAGATAAAGGATGAATGATATCTGAATCTGGATTGTGGTGGTTCGTGAGAATAGCCACAATCATATCTCTAAACGTGAACATAAGGAGGTACGTATGTCATTCGATTGACGTTAGGGATCTAGTTATATTAAAAGAGGAGGGATTATGAAAGAGATTGTATTAAAACTGTATGAGTTTGATGAGCTGTCAAAAGATTCACAAGAAAGGATCATAGAGCGTGAGCGCTGGAATATAATGGATTGTTGCATGGAAGCTTATGGTGCTGATTATATAAGCACCATGAAGTCTTTTGGGGATCTGACAAATACTGAGGCTTATGGCTGGGAAGTTGGATATACGAGGTATGATTTTAGATTCAAATTCAAGTACAATGATCCTATATACTGTCATCCAACTGATTATGATAAGGATATATATCCTAATAACTTATGTGGCAAATTACTGTTCAGGTATATCAACAACAACATTATGCCACGTATTATCAAGGGCAGGTATTTCTCCACGCCATGTAAATATGTTGATGGGAAATACGAGTACAAGCACAAATATAGTAGGGTGATGTTTGACTATGGAGATAATTTCCCATTGACAGGGATGTGTTATGATTTATATCTCCTGAAACCTATAATTGATTATTACAATGCATGGTGTACTTATCCGGAGGGTTTTTCTTTAGAGGATCTGATGAGATAATGTTATGATAACTTCTTCAAGTCATGGCATGAGGAATATGAACATTGGGTTGACGATGAAGATGCGATACGTGAGGAGCTTCATCATAACCAGTATGAGGGTCAGCTTTATTATGAGAATGGGGAAGCGCATGCCGGTCCATTGAATAAAATAGAATGAAAAGGTAGTAATTGTAAATTGATAAAGTTATGAATATAGAGATAATAAGATATAGGCTTCCGATTTATTGGATTGGGGCTTTGATTAATGGTGACTACACTGGAATATCTAACGAGGAAGCGCAAGAAGTTGATGACTTTGTAAAACATGCAGATGGTTGTCCAGTTGGTGTGGATTGGGGAACAGAAGGTTTTTATTCGTATAATGACGCAAACGCTATTGGCGGAACTTGTGTCGATGTTATTTTTAGCAAGTATAATCAATAATTAACACTCAAAACTTAATAGATATGAACAACTCTATGGTCGCTCATTTGTGGGCAAACGAAAAGAAAGAATCCGCAAGAGGTAGTAATCTTTTCTTTGAAGGTAGAAGTATTTATTCTTATGGTTATCATTTTGAGGTTGGAAGAATCGTAAGAAATAAGTGTGGTGAAAAGGCGTATTTGCTTAACGATGAGTATTATTCTTCTTCTACCTGTAAACATCAACGTTGTGTTCGTAGTGCAATACCAACTGGTTCAAAGGTATTTTCTGTTGGATATAATATGTCTGATGATGGCAGCATGACTTTTATCACCAGTCGATTGGAGCTTATCAAAGAGGTTATCGAGAAATACAAGAAGGTTAGAACAAGCCTGTTTTATAGGGATGTTTGGGGAGTATTTAGAAGTCTAATGGATTATATTGAGTTCTTTAATATGGGTACTCCCAAGAGCCTTCTTAAAAAGAGTGCAAACACCTGGATCGGAACTAAACATGAGTTATCTTATGAATCGGATAAGATTAAAAGTGAATATGTCCATGAGTTAAAGCGTGTGTTTGAGGTATTGCTAAATCATCAAGCGTTAGAAACTTTAGGAACGACCAATGTGATAGTAGATGAGATTTGTGGTGAAGGAACGTGGGCTGAGTATGTGGCCAGATGTCAGAGATGGAAAGATAGTCAGGCGAAAAAAGAGGCTTTAATTTTTGAAAAAAGAAGAAAAGAAAAAGAAGATCGCAAGAAAAAATTTGAAGAACAGATCGAGATGTGGAAGTCTGGCAAGATTCTGGAATTATATCTACATTATTATTTGGAGGATGACCAGCCTAACGTATGGCTTCGCATTAAGAATGGCGTAATTGAGACTAGCAAGAATATCAAGATAGGACGAGCTGAAGCTGAGAGACTTTGGAAATTGATAAAGTTCTTCCATAATGGCAGTAAATTCCAACACGATATGGTATTGGATACAACCGGTCACAAATGGAAGATCAATAGCTATAAGAATGATATATTGGTTGCTGGATGTCACCGGATAGCGTATAGCGAGATGGAAGGTATTGCGAGACAATTAGGATGGAATTAAAACAGCTATCAAGTAATATTTGAGAGCTATGGCAATCACTATCAGATTTACGGGAGAGACATCCAAGATGTCATGGGTGGCGTTACCGGTGGAGCCGGCGTATATGGGTAGGCGGTCGGGGAAGACAAGGCGCAGCCCTTGCCCGTTGGCTTGGTTGAGTAATAAAATAACATATAAATATGTAAGAAAATATGAGTATTAAAGAAGGAGATATGGTATCTATAAGACAGGATTTTATCAATCGATATAAAAATGTGCAAGAATCCATCATAAAGGCAATGGATAAGGCATTGGAGCGGGCAATAGGGAACAAGGTAATAAATTTCGAGAAGTGTGAAGGCAATTATTTGGACGTCTATCCTCTTATCGGGGCGGTCTTACAGAGGGAGCTAAGGAGTGTACTTGGCGAAAATGTGAATAAGAATATATCCCGGAATATGAAAATAAAGGCGACCAAGTACAGAAATGATTACAGGGTATGGTTAGACTATGCAGGGGATTACAGAAACGAAAATATAGAATAACATGAAATATCAAAATTTTATGTGCCCTTATGAGCTTGCGCTAAAGTTGCATGAGTTGGGCGTAAATTCGGAGTCGGAATTTTATTTTGTGAAAGAGATGAAAGGAGGGGAAACCCAGATAGATTCAGTCGTGCAAAATACAATGAGGTATTCATATAGAAAAGAAGGCGACCTCATACCGGCTTATATGAGTCATGAACTTGGAGAGATACTACCAAGTATGATAAATGTCAGTAAATCAAAAATATGGGATGAATGGTTGCAGTTGACACAATATTTCCCGAATAGGGATAGTAGATATTACGAAGCCGCCTATGTTCGTTACAATGCCTACGATTCGCCAACAGAAGTGTATAGCGGATTTGGGGAAACAGAGGCGGAGTCAAGGGCGATGCTTCTCTTTGATTTGTTGGAAAAGAAGATATTGACACCTGATAGTTTGAATTTAAAGGAAGTGGATAGGAGAAAGGAATATGAGAACGAATTTGAATAGTACAAGCATGAGAAACACATGTCCAGAATTTCCGCTTTTCGGTGCGAATTATCCAGACGCAACTTGCATAGATGGCATATTGTATGATCTGGATAATGTAGGTGATGATGGTGTTCTAATCAAGCCATTGGAAGAAATTCCATGCCCATTCTGCCGAACAGAGGAGTTTATCAGATACGATCCATTCAATAAAGAGTATAGCATGGATAGTGAAGAGGATATAAAAGATTGGTATATGAGCTATATTAATGAAATGAGAAATAAGTATGGGGGAAAATAAGAAGAAACAAACACCATGCCGGAACTTGAAAGATTGGCATACGAACAAATGAAGGAGGTAAACGATGGAGACAGTAAGATTATCAGATTACTCTTCTTATGATAAAAACAAGGGAGGAATACAAAAATTGCGTCACAAATTCAGGAATCAAATACTTGAATATTGGGGAGAAGATACCGGAATCCTAATAGGAACAACCATGGTATATGAAAGACATTTGTGGAACGAGGAAGTTAAAGTAATATGATTATGGATGATAATAAGATAATGGAAGCGGCTAAGTTAATAGCCAACTCATCAGCGGCCTTGATCGAGGCTATGGGGATGATGAGCGAAAATATCGAGAGAGCTAATAGGGGCGAGTCTTTGGCGTATACCGAGGAGGCCTTTAATAAAGTGGTTATGAATAATGGAATAGATTATAATAGTGTTATGAGTAGAAGTTGGATATGAGAAATGGAGGAGGACTATGGGTAAAGAAGTTAAGATAGATGTAGGATATAAAGATGTGCTAGAAAAATCATTATCAGCCATCCAATATCTAAGAATACATGGATTCTCGACGTACATGGAATCGGAGGGGATTGTTAATAGAATAATGATGTTTAAGGACAAGAATGAGATGAGAGAGCAAAAACTCAAATCAATTCCGTAGGATTGGTTATGATAGCAGAAGAATATAAGTGTATTGATGCTTACAAGAAGCCGGAGAATCCAATGGAATGGTTGCCGTGTCCACGATGCGGCCTCCGGCCTCTGGTCTGGGAGTTCGATAACGGGAGATCCACGGCGTGCGGGTGCGGGACAGACTGTTATAGTCATTGGAGCGTGCAGGCGGAAAGCGTTATGTCAGTAGTAAAAAGGTCTGATAATGGTCATTCGGCTGAGGCGTATGATATTGATGAGCTTAAAAATAACTGGAATCATTGGGTGAGGACAGGGGAGATCCTGTTTACGCCAGGGAATGGGAAATGGTAATATAATTAATAATTTAAGATATGGATCATTATTTGGCTATAATTCAAACGATATTGGATAGATGTGAGAACGACAATACATCTCCTGATATCCATGACATGGAGATAATAAAAATAAATCTATGTAGAATAATTCAGACTCGTTACGGATTAACTCAGTTATGGTTCATTCCGTTGATAGAGAGAATACAGAATGCTTGTTGTAAACATCACAATGACGTTGACATGTCATGGGAAGATTTTGTTAAAAAAATGAGTGAATAGGAGGGATAAATATGGATGAGAACGAAAGAAAGAAGGGTATGAACCAAGGAATATGGCTGGCAGTTCAGGAGCTAGCCCACGCCGGGCGATGGACGCAGGCCGCAGAGGAGCTGGTGTCTTCTTGTGGATTGACCGAGGATAATACTATACATATAAATATTAAGCATCATGAAGTAGGGGAAATCTTTAACTATAGAGCGGGTATGTCTGAAATGACACTGAAAGTAGTTAAGGCGAATGATGAATGTTCGGGATGTGTTTTTAAAAATAGTTTGTATAATTGTACAAGATCAAATTGCATGGAATATGAAAGAGAGGATGGGGAAAGTATTAAATACATAATAGTTAATACAAATGAATGGAGAAAATATAATACCCAAGATAACGGATAAGCGTGGGATGTCATGGAATCAACCTCATAGGAGGTACATAGAAATCGATGAAGAGTATGCCTTAATGACCAAACAAACCTTTGAGGGTCTTAGGGAATATTCATTGACAATTCCATCAGGGAAATATGAAGGGAAGATGTGGAAGGCTAATAGAGGAGGTACATGGTATCTATATTGGTATGATCATGACGATAATCCGGAGATGATCAAAATAGAACGAAGAGAAATATTGTTACTTAATTAATACAAAATAATATGAGAGATAGAGTGCAAGAGGCTAAGGGAGAAGGCATAAGACAAGGAATATGGTTATGCATACAAAGATTGGTACATATGGAGCAATACGATATGGCAAAACATTTTATAAGGTCATTTGGATTTGATAGAAATGAGTGTGAGATGCTATTGGACAAGAATGGTTCGGATGATAAAATGGAATCATTTATTATTCAGATGGTATTTAATAAAGACGATAAGATAATCTTGGATGATATAGGATATCATAAGATAGGATCTATATTTAAATACAATATCGATTCGAAAGAAGTAGAACTGGAGGTGGTTGAATCCAGTGACGCTAGTTGTGAAGGATGCGCATTTAATAATAGTAAGAATTATTACTGTAAGGATACCCATTGTATTGATGTAGATAGGAAAGATGATATAGACGTTATATATAAAAAGGTAAAAAGATCATGAGTTTAATAGATAAATTAGAGGATTTGGTGGCTAAGGTAGACACCGAATACCAAGAGAAGATGGAGGCAGTGATCCGGAAGATAGTCCCGGGGATGCCGGAAGGGAATGTACGTCATGCCGCCGAGCTGATGTGCACGGACAGGATGGGGAATATGATGGACATAGATGTTTATATATTAAGGGAAGAAGATAGGCCTTATGAATGCCATTATCTAAAGGATCTATTGGAAGATAGGGTAGCTAGAATAGATAAGATGCATGAGGATAAAAGTTACACATACAATATAGATGATAATTATTGGTGCGCTACATGTGGTTCCCATTCTCATAAAAAGGATTCTGAGACAGGGTATTGCTGGCATTGCGATACGGTTAATTGGGTTAAAGAAGATGGAGCAGATGTTAGGGTATAATTACCAAAGAATAAATATGAATGATAGGAGAAAGGATAGTATTAACTATTAATAATGTTTATTTAATTTAATTCAAAAACAAAATGTCTACTTTTGTAGACACATAAAAATTATATATATGGAAAAGAGTGAGTTTGTAAAGAAATTGGAGAAGATCATCGATATGGTTAAGACCGAAGATGATGGTTTCGAGTATGGTGGCAAAGTCATTTTCTATAAAGAAGATGATAGTAACTATGAAGTCTCGGTAATGAACATTGAGATGAATTTGGAAGTAGAAGCCAATGTTATGGCTGGTATGGATGATATGGATTTTACCTGCCTTATGAGTGAGGTTTATAAACAAAAGGCGGCAAAGGCTATAATGATGGAGAAGGATGACGATGAAGACAATTAATGAGATGACCGATCAGGAGATATATGATCTTACTGACGAGCAGATAGATAGATTGATCATAACAAGATGCGCTAAGGAGGGTGTTAGGTTTGTGGACGAACCTCCAGTTATGAAGACATACGACTACAAACCTATTTCTCCATCTAATTTCTTCTACCTTTTAGAAGGATTGAGCATAGCTGTTTTTAATCAGGATGATGCTATTAAAATAGCTAAGTTCTTAAGTAAGTTTGATTTATACAAGACTACATACGATTTCACTATATCCAATGATAAGATATATAATAAGTTGGATATAATCAATATCAAACATATTCCAATGTTTGATACGAAAGATGAGGAATCCTACAAATCTATAAAGGACAAGAATAATAAGATTGAGGAGGAGTATAAAGATCAGGTAGATAAATACAAGAAGGATATAAAAAGAATGAGTGAAATCCATGCCGAGATCTGGTCGAAGGTAATCGATGTAAGAAATAAGATTGATCATATGAATCATCTTAGATTCCTTTTTGTAAAGGAATATCTTCCGTTGGTGGATCATGACACGAATACGGCTATGACGTTTTTTAAGAAAGCTTATGATGTGGATGATGATACGGAAAGATATATTCGTGAAGGGATAAAGGATTACCCATTGTTTAACAATAATATAGATTAAGATGCATAATTGGTTTAAATGTACGGTTTCTTATGAGACCGATGCCGAGAACGGCATGAAGAAGAAGGTAAAGGAAGAGTATTTAGTGGATGCCCTTTCTTATACAGAGTGTGAGGCTAGAATTATAGAGGAGATGAAACCGTTTATCTCCGGTGAGTTTAGCGTTGATATCAAACGATTCCGGATAGCGGAATTATTTGCCATGGATGGAGACCGGTTCTATAAGGTCACGGCTGATTATATTACGATAGACGAGAAATCGAACAATGAGAAACGCAAGGCGTTTAACTACATCGTTCGGGCCAATGACCTTGATCATGCCAAAAAGAATTTCGAGGAAGGCATGAAAGGAACCATATCAGATTTCGTTGTCACTTGTATCAAGGAAGAGAAGAAACTGATGGACTTCTACGAGTTTGATGGTAAGATCAGGAATCCGGAGAAAAATGAGGATAGTAGGCAGTAAAGCTAGCTACGAAACCACGTCGTCCATAGCCGAGAAGTTGATGGAGATAAGTAAAATGGAGGGTACGATTTATCGTATCCTAACATTGTCTAACAAAACTTATCTAGCTTCTAAATTAGGATATAGCAGATCGGGGTTCTATAAGAAGATACAAAACAGGAGTTTTAATATCCGGGAACTAGCTCAGATATTCGATACGATCATCAACTTCAAGGATCAAGATTGGACTGAGGGTAAGATTAATAGGCTTAAGAGGTATAGGGCTATGAGCCTTATGGAGTTCAACAAAAGTTATAAAAAGAAAAAGGCATGAGAGGTAGGATGTTACCGTGTGAGAGATGTGGGAGGATGGTAACCATAAGGAGTAAGGGGTTGTGTCCCGCGTGCAGAGCCAAGGAGCTACCGCCAAAGGAAAGGGCGGCGATACGGGTGAAGGCCAAGCCAAAGGGGAAGAGCCTAGCCGTTTTCTTTGGCGCCCATGTGGCTAGATTGAGTATGACAAGGAGATCTGCTACCGGCGCATACATACCATGCCCGGGGGTAAGCAACATATGCCACTTATACCCTAAACGGAAATATAAATCAGTTGCCGAGGATAATGATAACATTATCTACTTGACGGTTGATGAGCATGCAAAATTCGATTATCTGTTAGATACGATGGATTTCAGCCGGCTCTTGGACGAGTTTGGCAACGTATGGCTGTTGGCAGCCAGACGGATGAGGGATCTCGCACCTAAAGTCGAGGAGGATGGTAAATTAAAAACCAGATTATTATCATGGATAGAAGAAAACAAAGATTACTTTTAGACCTAGGATATAAGGCTATAAGTGACACAGTATATAGTTATGGGACGATCATAGAAGTCATAAGCGATCAAGAATTGTTTGATGAGATGAAAGTTCGTTTATCCGAGAGACACAATGTGGCTATTGCGGATGATGGAGAGATAGGATGTTCGGCTTTAGGCAAGATTTTAGGCAAGATAAAGGACGAGAATGCGTCGTCATATTATTGGCGATCATCATTACCAGTATTAAGATCATATCATACAGATCCTAAATTTACCGCTTTCTTTGGCATATTAGACGTTTTATCAACGGTCCCGAAGAAAGATATGGTCGAGGAGGAAAAGCCTGTTGAAGAGCCTAAAAACGAGCCTAATGAGGAGATGGAGGTTGAGTATGATCTGGAGACAGAGCAACAGTATTATGCCGCTGAATGGATAAAGGATATCCCGACACCTGTGTTATATAGAATGACTGTCGCCGGCAAACGTGTGTATTATGAGATGGATGTTGATGGGTATCCTATCATATACGATGGAGCCACTAACAATATCGCCAATGGGTATTGTGATACGTCCGGAGCCTTGGAGAAGTGGAAGAATGAGATGAGGCTCAAGGGTAAGGATCCTGATGAGTACGCTAACTACAGGGCTGATCTGGGTACTATCATGCATTATCTATTTGGGTTGTATCTGACCGGGGTTAACATAAAGCTGATCCCGACATGGATCAGGAAGGTGGTCAAGGAAGCCAAGCTAAGAATAGACAAGTATAGGATGGAGCGGATATTAGTGGATAACATTGATGAACTGATAGAGGATCTGATATCATTTGCCATATTCTGCAAGGAAAGACATGTAAAACCTGTATTGATCGAAAAGATGTTGAGGTCAAGGAGATTGAAAGTAGCTTCTTCGGTGGACGCAGTGGTGGAGATGGATGGCGAGCCGGAGATGGTGGAGATAGAGGTCGAGACAGGAGAGTTCTATAAGACGGGAGCCAAGAAAGGTCAGCCTAAGACGGAGAAAAAGAAGATAAAGAGATGCAGGAGGATATTCGCTATATTGGACTTCAAATCAAACAGGAAAGGCAATTTCTATGACGAGTATGCTTTCCAACTTGAGTTATATAGAAGAATGATATTAGAGAACTATGGAAAGATATTGGAGATAGAGGAGATATATAACTTCGCTCCGGGTGATCCTACCGCAAAGACCAGCCAATATAAGTTGAAGAGACAGACTGACAACCCTATATTGAATATGGCTACCGTAGTATATCTTCAAGGAAAGTATAAGTTCGAGAAAACTAATTATACGGTTACATCAAGAATCGGATCCTTAGATATAGAAGGCGAGTTTGACGTTAATAAGTTGATAAGGAAAGAACCACTGAGGGACTATATATATAGAGTCATGAATGAGAGGAGAGGATGATGGAATTTAGGGAGTTCAATAAGAGCGTTCATCGGTATGAGCTGGATCATAGCAAACCAAGGAGGAAGCTGACGTGCCCGCAATGCGGCAAGGATAAGTGTTTTACGCCGTACGTGGACGTAACCACCGGTCAGATCGTTGGAGAGCAGTTTGGGGTGTGTGATCATAAAAATAAATGTGGTTACTTTAAATATCCAACAGGGAGCGAACTTGGGAACAATGATCTTTTTACCGATTCAAACAAAGTATTAAGGAGGTACAGACCTCCTATGGATCCGGATATAGCCAACTGCATTCCGGTAAGCAAGATGTTTGAGACGCTTAATCCTTTCGAGACATCCGATCTTCAGGATTATCTATCCAATATCTTCGGATCGTATCATACCAATAGGGCATTTAGCTTGTATAAGGTGGGGATGATGAGATTCGGGGACTGGGGTAAGTGCTGTGTGTTCTGGCAACTGGATAAGAATTGGGTAGTGCGGACCGGGAAGATAATGGACTACGGGACTGACGGGAAGAGGGTAAAGGTTCCCATGGATCATGTATGTTGGGTGCATATACTGGACGGTCAGGATTACCTGCTTAGGCAATGCCTGTTCGGGGAGTTTCTTATCAACTTCTATCCCAATGACGCTCCGGTGTATATAGTAGAGTCAGAGAAGACGGCTGTTATCTGTAACATCATGTACCCTAGTAGGTTGTTTATGGCCTGTGGCGGTATCCATATGCTGAAAAGGGAGATGATAGAGACATTGGGTAGGAGGCGGATAGTCCTGTACCCGGATAAGGGCGACGCTTTCAACGAATGGAGAAAGAAGGTAGACAAGGATATGAGGGGGATGAATATAGAGATAAGTAATTTTCTAGAATCAAAACCCAATATAAATGAGGGAATGGATATAGCGGATTATTTTATTATTAAACAAATTTACAATGGCAAAGGTAGTTGACAATTACAAGAAATTCAAGGTGCTTGAAATAACAAGACAGGAGATGATGGATAAGCTCACCAGATATGGGTGCTTAGGTATTTGCGATATGTGTAACAGACCTACATCCGTGGGCTATTATGTAGCAGTAATCAATCAATGGATGTGCGAGGACTGTTATAATGATTTCATCAAATCAGTTGACAGGTATGAGGAGGATATGAGAATAGAGAACAGGAATTTTAATAGATTCTGTGATCTATTTAATGTCAAAATACAAGAAAAGGCATGAGAGAGCTATCTTTAGCCCAGAAAGCTATGTTAAACGGATCCGTATGCCCGTATTGCAAGAACCCATCCACTATGATAAATACGGTAGAGGGGGAGCAAGTAGGGTGCGAGAAGTGTGGGGCTTGGATGAGATCCGATCCTTTTGGAAAGCCGATGGGGAGGCTGGCTAGGCCGGATCTTCTTAGAAGTATGGATATGGTAATGACTGAGATTAATATATTTGCGTATAGGACAAAACGGGATGTACAGGATATTTACAAAAGCCTATCTGGTGAATTGGATATACCAATAGAACATGTATCTCCATATAAGATGTCTTTGCCATCACTACTTAATACCATGAGATATATTGAAAAGTATAGCGATAATCATATACGGATATATGATAGAACCATGGTAAAGAAGGCTTGCCCTAGGCACGGAGCGGTGGTGATCGGGAGCAACGCCTGCCACGGGTGTCCAGAGTTCCTGTTCCATGTGACAAACAACACGACCGATACGGTGGTGTGTGATATGGATATGAGCTATGGCGACTGTATAAAAAAGAGAAATAAATAAATTTGATAGACAATATTAATTATATAAAAGATGAAAGTAATTTTTATTCATAAGCCAACAGGATTTTATGTAGGAGGATCAGTGTTTAACAAGACATGTGGTTTTTACAAATGCAGAGATAAGATGATAGAAAAAGGCATAAGCGAGGATAAGGCCAACATGCTTATTGATATAATAGGTCCGTACTTATGTGTGTGGGAAATAAAAGATGGGGATGATCCTTACGAGAGCATGAGAAGCAGACTTGGAGATAAAGCCTCATATTTAGATGGAGAGGATATTATCGTAGAGGATTATGATTATGACGAGGAGGACGATAATGGGGAGATCGACTGAATATTATAGGACACATCCGGAGGCCAGAAGAAAGAAAGCCGAGACGGATAAGAAGATCAACGCCCGCCCGGAGCAGAAAGCCAAGAGACGGGAGTTGGGTCGCAAGAACTACAAGACCGATAAGTTGAAAGGTAAAGCCTATCGGAAGGGAAAGGATTTATGCCATACGGCTAAAGGACTTAGATATAAATCAAGATCAGCTAACAGAGGGTCTAAATCCGATACGGCTGGCGATAGAAACGCAAGAGGATGAGTGAGGATAGGATATGGAGGTCATCCAAGGAGATCATCATGGATGCCTATGAGAGGATAAGAAAGTATCAGTCGGGAGAGCTTCTCCCGGCTCGTACTGGATACGCTTATCTTGACAAGGCGTTACTGGGCGGGTTCTACCCACAACATGCGGTGGCTATCGGCGCTAGGCCCGGAGTGGGCAAGTCTTATTTGGCTCAGAAGATTATGAGTAATGTAATGAATGTTAATATCAATCCCCAAGCTGATGATTATGTATGGCTCAGATGTGAATTTGAAATGAATCCAGAGGATTTGATGTTACGTTCACTATCAAAAAAAATGGGAAAGGATATACAAGATATTCTCCTTAACGAGATGTCTGATGAAGAGATAAAGGAAATGCAGAAATGTCTTAAGGAGGAAAACTCCAGCAGAATAACATACATTCCTAAACCATCGACAGTAGACGAGCTTCAGAACTTCTTATGGAATAGTTATATGCCAGCGAACAAGGATAAGAAAATGGTATTTGTATCCATAGATCATACAGCTCTTATACAAGGCACGGGTGACGCTAAGAGGAATATAGATAGTCTGATAACCATGTGTAATATAGCTAAAAGAACTTTTCCCAATATATTCTTTCTTATAATATCACAACTTAACCGTGATATTGAGGGAAGACGGGATCCTAAGGATCATATGCCAAAACAATCTGATTTCTATCAATCAGATACATTGGGGCAATTGTGTACGGCTATGGTAGCGTTGAATATCCCAAAAAGATACGGATATTCATCATACATGCAATTCCCGCAAGGCTGGTATCCTAATCTGGAACGTTTTAAGAGTGAATCAAGGCGCTCTTTCCGTGTAGATGGACTTATATTCCATCATATAGTAAAAGTCCGTCAAAGATCATTAGAGGAGATTGATGCGATACATGTAGATATTATGAAAGGATATGAGCGATATTATCCTGATGGAGGGGTGGTGCGCCAAGAAAGACCAGGAGGCTCGGATGCCCCTGTGGGTAGCGGCAAGCCGGACACGACAGTCGTTACGCTACCGCCCCCGCCTCCCAGTATTCCATTGGAGCAGCAATACATACCGCCTAGCGATGATTTTAATGTAGTACATGACGAAACACCATATTAATCATGAGACTTAGAAAGAATTATTTGCTTGTTATTATGAAAGGCATGGAGATGTTGTTAAAAGCCAACTTCTCCACCGAGAATAAGATGGGCATACGGGAAATTATATCCTATTTAAAGGAGATGTCTGAATACAGCATTAGGTATATCATCAATCGGGAACGGGAAAAGGAGATCATTAACATCTGCGAGGAGGTATCCAAAAAAGTTCAGGAGTATAAGAGGATGAACGACAACTCTATGGTATTGGAGTTGGAGAATCTGAAGCGGGAGGTTGTAGCGGTAGAGGATCTTCTTAGCTCCTACAAAGGTGTTCTTGATGCTGAGCTGGTGATAGCCGAGGATGATATCAGGATCATACGGGACAAGATCGCTATAAGCCTGAGGGAGGACGGAACATGCAAGAGCATGACTGATGCTGATAAAAGGGCTAGGGTGGATGTAAGATACGAGAGAGCGTTAGAGGATTATCGAATCCTTCTAAGATGCGCCAATACGGTTAGGGCTAAGATGTCGGTTATAGGGCATCTTAATCAATCAATAAATCAATCTATATCAGTTGGTAGGGTTGGTATGGCTAATGAATCTTATACGGTAAAGCAATATGAAAAAGGGAAAGAGATTATCGAAAGCAGACGGCCTTAGGGTATTGACAGAGGCTTATGATTCTATAAAGAATTACAGCGAGAGCTGCATGTGTATAGCTATAGTCGAATCGGCGGATATGCTTGGATTAGCGCATGATGATGATCTGGCATATGAGCTTATACCTGAGTTAAGGATGTTTAAACCTATAGATAAGTATCTCAATAGCTTTTGGTTTGACTGGGATGAATGAGATAAAAGGCTGTGCATACTCAAGACATTGATAGACATATATAGCGATAATGATCATTCTGATATATTAGAGAGAATAAGTAGAAAGATCAGGTCAATATTTTAACTTGTTTACGTATGTATATAAATTTCGAGCAGATGATGACATCAGGATTAACGATGTCTGACGTCGGGTATCTTCTGATGATCCGGCAGAAAGAAGAGATGGCTAACACCATTCCAAAGGAGAAAATAGATAGTTATAAAGCATCTGGTTATATTGAGCTTCAGAAGAATGGGAAGTGGAAGATAACGCCAAGGGGAGGATCGCTGCTGATGCTGATAGAGACACCCGGTCTGACACCGGAGGTCGAGGGGATCCGGGACCGTATCGTTGGGGTATATAACGATATGGGTAAGGATACAGGAGCTATCAAGGAGGTAGAGAAACGGCTCGTATGGTTCGTGGCTAATACTAACTTCAAGGAAGAACCTATAGTAAGAGCCGTAATATCCCACATAGATCTTAAACGTGAGTATACGATGAGGTTGGATAACTTGATATGGAAGCCATCAAATGTATATAGTGTGCATATGAGCTTATCGGAATCAACGTTATTCGATACGATCATAAAAATGTATGGCATGACATCCGATCTATATCTTAGGGAGAACAAGAACAAGGAACTGGCATGGTTGTTCGCCGTAAGCCGACTCCCGGATCCTCCAAGGAAGATGGATAAGGAGTATACTATTACTGGAGATGTTAAGATGGACATCGAAAGAATATCAGATATAAAAAAAGAATTAGGTAGAAGATTAAAAATATCGATTTAAGAGTTATGAAAAGAAATCAAGTATTAGAAGTAGTGATAGACGCAATATTTGCGAAAACATCTGAGTTTGATGATATTGAAGACATAAAGGAAGATAGTAACCTATCGTCCGATATGGCTATGGATTCATTGGACCTTGTTGAAGTGATAATGGATATAGAAAAGATGACAGGTGAATACATACCAGATGAGGTGTTTCGCAATACCCCTTGCGATGAAATAACGGTAGGAAGTTTAACTGATATGTTGTATGTTTATTTTAAGGACAAATAATGGATTTCGGATATGACGATTGGGAAGAGGGGCTAGAAACCCCTCTTGTCGATGATTGCGATGACGATCACAATGAGGAGGATGAGTATGATTTCGGCTAAAGAACTAAGGATAGGGGATCTTGTAAAAGACAAGGCTGGCAATATATGGAGAGTAGGGTGCGTTACTGGTATGCGTAATGAAAGTAAGTCATTGATCCTTGAACGTGAGGTTGATGATGGGATAATGAAATGGTATTCCGGGGAAGATGATGTCATGCCTATTGAGATAAATGATAATATACTTGATACTATCTATTTCAAGCGTGATAAGGGGCGGGATGTATATCGAGGCTACGGAATATCTATAGAGATTTTTGATGATGGATATTATCTTAGCCTTAGGGATCTGGAAGACGATCTAAGCGATCCTATTCAGATTAAGAATCTTCACCATCTACAAAACCTGTTAATGGACTTATACGGACATGACATAAAAATAGATAAGCTTTATGGTAATACCGGAGAATAATTTGTTATGTAAGGTTATAAACGGAGAGAAGGTTCTCGCCGCCTCATACTCCCAGATAGATACGTTCGTTCAATGTCCATATAAATGGTATAAGACTTACGTGGAGGGTCATAGGTCCACGGAGAAGCATGAGGCTACGTCATATGGTACGGTTATCCACCAAACGATGGAGTATTTCTTCAAGAACGGATGCAGACCTTCTTATGAGGATATGAGCAAGGCATTCGACTACTACGCTGATATAGAGAAAATACCTTTTGATAGCGTTAAATCTCAGATTGAATCTATGCAACATGCGGCTAGGCTAATAAGATGGATTGTAGGATTGTTCGAGAAGGATGCGGCTGGTAATTACAAGAAAGCGTGGTCGAACCTTACGCCAATGGAGAAAGTGATCCGGGGGTCGAGACCGGCCGGCGTGGAGGAGGACTTCGTCCTGCCTTATAAGCTACCCAAGCCCCTTACATTGGATGGCGTGACGTACGATAAGGTACATATCATAGGATCAGTAGACTGGAGAGGTGAGTATAAGACAAAAGACAGAACAGCTATGTATACGATAGACTGGAAGTCTGGGAGAAAATTATTCGATAAGGATAAATTGCTTCACAATCTCCAGCACCCGATATACGCCTTTTACATACTAAGGAAATACAAGGTACTTCCGGATATGTGTAGCTATTTCTTTACCCGTATGCTGGACAATCAAAACGTGAAGGTAGATAAGGAGAAAGTGGAGAGATCGGTCAAGGGACTTAACGATATTCTCCTTGATATGTATGATTTCGAGACAAATAAAGTAGATAGCTATCAAGCTCACGTTTGGGACGACGCCAAACAAGGGTATAAGTATGAGACACGCTACCTCATGGGACGCCAGCCGGCCTGCCTTGAACCCCGCCCCAAGCCCTTGTGTTTTTGGTGCGATTTCTCAATCCATAAACAAGGGACATGCAGGTACTCATCGGATTGGGATGATTCAAAAAGAAAGAATAAAAAAGAATAACTTTATTAAAAAGCCTAGGTAAACATCTAGGCTTTAATTATATTTGTGTCAATAAATAATTGGTTATGGATAGAAACGAAAGAGAAAAACAGGTATTGGATCTTCTGATGTCTAGAAAGGATATCAGGAAATTGGTAGAGAAATCAAATGAATGTTATTCTAAGATGGATTTCGTTGGCGCCATGAAATACCGGAAGGAGATAAAGGATATAGTAGACCGGGAATCGAAGATTATGTTGACAAAAAGTGAGTCTTTGGTAGATTTGATGAATGATGCTGACAACGAATATAAATTCAATATGTTGGTATGGCTACATTCCATGATGTGCATGGCGGATGTATTTAACGGGATATTGGAAGATTTCAAGGATGGAGTAAGAAAAGCCAATGGAAACTCCAAGTTTATTAAATTCGATAATCTAGATCGATTGATGATGGAGTGCAAGAAGGAAATTGATTATCTGATGAAAGGCACAAGTAAATCATTCCAGATATCTTTTGCCGTAAGGAGCGATGAGATGAGGGAGATGATAGAGAATATGGTTGGGAATAATATCCGGGAAGGGTACGACATGTTCAAGGAAGAGGCTGAGATGGTGAATGAGACAGACAGGAGTAAGATAGAGGAATTTAATAAAAAACTTGACCATGATCAAATGTAATATAAAGCTAGGCGATATAGTCCATACCCAGATAGGAACAGGAGAGGTGATAGCCATAAGCAAGACCAAGGAAACTTTAATGGTGAAAATGGACGATGGTCGGGAGTGTGCGATAAGATTAGAGTACGTGAAAGACGTTTTTGATAACTACAGATCCAAATGATTTACAAATTAAGACCATATCAAGAGGAATGCGTTAAAAGTATCTCCGATTACATAAACTCTGATAGGCATGATCCAGTGTTAGTCATCGGACCGGTAGGTTGCGGTAAATCGATCCTCATAGCAGAAGCGGCAAGATTGATGGGAGATAAGACGCTGGTTCTCCAGCCGTCTCGCGAATTACTAATACAAAACTACTGCAAGCTTACATCATATGGCATACCGGCGACCATCTACTCCGCCTCCTGTGGCAAGAAAGAGCTATCTAACATGATATACGCCACGTTAGGGTCTATCAAGAAGGTTGTTGGGCAGCTTAAGGAAATGGGAATCAGAAATGTATTGATAGATGAGGCTCATGCCGGATACAGTCCTGAGGACGGCAGTGAGTTCATGACATTCATGAATGAGCTGAAGCCGAGAAAGGTGATAGGGTTTACAGCCACGCCATGTAGACTTAAAAACATGTCGATAGGACAGACATCATATTCCCAACTTAATTTCATCACTCGTATGAGACCGGTATATTTCAAGAACCTGATTCACGTGATACAGGTAGAGGAGATGATAAGGCAAGGATTTTGGACACCTCTTAAGTATGAGACATGGGATTTCAATGGAGATGCCCTTAAACTCAATTCTAACGGCTCCGAATATACGGCTGAGTCTATTAGTGAGGCGGTGAGAAAAAATGGCTTAAACAACCTTATTTTGCGTCGATTGATGGTATTAAAAGACGTATGTAGATCTATACTGGTGTTTATGGATTCTGTTGAGAGCTGCAATACTGCCGCCGAATGGATGAACGCCAAGATATGTGCCGGCATGGCGGAGGTGGTTCACGGAGGCACGCCAAAGAAGCAGCGGGAGGCTATAGTTGAGAGGTTCAAGTCGGGTAAGACGAAGGTAGTGTTCAACTATTCCGCCCTCGGTACGGGATTCGATCATCCGGGTCTAGATTGCGTGATGTTTGGAAGACCCACGTTTTCTTTTTCCACATGGTATCAGGCGTGTCTTGATATGGAAACAGAGATATTAACAGAAAGAGGGTTTTTAAAATATCATGAAATATCAAAAGATGATATTGTGGCATCATATGATAATGGTGATATATATTGGGTAAACATTGAAGATATTGTATATAGGGATGTTTATGATGGTGAAAGGTTTGTAACATTTAATAGTCGTCATGCAAATTTAAGGGTAACAGAAGATCATGATCTTCTAGTGAAAAATAAATGGGATAAACAAAATGGGTATCCATACAAAAAAGAGGAAGCGATAAAGTCTTATCAAAGAGGAACATCTTTCTATATACCAGTAGCTGGAGTTGACAGAAAAAGAGATTATCCTTTTTTGAGAGATTGCGATATAAAATTTCTTGGTTATTTCTTAAGTGATGGTAATTTAAGTAAGTATAATAATTCTATCACAATAGCCAAGTCTCTTGTACACCCGGATATAATTGATGACATAGAAAATACAATCAAGGAATGCGGAATGAAATATAATAAGATAAGGCTTAAAAGGAAAGGGGAATTAGCTAATTATGAAGATATGATTCATTTTAAAATATCAAAAGGAATGCCTATAAAAGATCAAAAAGATAAACATGGATGGGAATATCTTGGAGATTTTATAGATAAAAATTGCGGTAGTATATACGATCATTTAAGCGAAAGACAGTTTGATATATTGTTAGATGCTATAGATAAAGGAGATGGTCTAAAGAAGAAAGACATGGGTAGTTATAAAAGAAGAGGGTATACAATATGTCTTAAAAACAATAAAATATATGCAGACAGAATACAACAACTAGCTGTTACAAGAGGATATAGATGTTGTGTTCATAAGGAGATAACAAAGACAGGATTTGTTTATAGAGGATATTTCAAAAAACAAAATTACATATGTATAGATGGTCAAAATGCTAAAGATCAAGAAAAAGTAGGTAAATATATATATAGTAGAGCCAAGATGAAAATAGATATTCCCAATGAGAATGAGAAAGTATGGTGCGTCAGGAATAGAATAGGTACAATAATTATTCGAAGAAGAGGGGACGTAGCTATAGTTGGTAATTGTGGCAGGGCGGTCAGGATAAAGGACGGTAAAGGCAGCGCATTAGTCGTTGATTGTTGCAACAACTCGTCAAGGTTCGGTGATATAAGGAAACTTAGTATAGAGAACTACAAAGGATATGGATGGGGGATGTTTATCGGCGATAAACTAATTACCAATATCCCGATGGGGGATAAGGTAACGAAAACGGATCTGGATATCAAAGCCGCCAAGAAAGACCGAAGGAGGGGGCTGGCGCAGGGCGTAACCGCAGCTCCTATCCCAGGGAGACCACCCCATCCTCTTGGTTCTACGGTAATGGCATTTGGGAAGTATAGTGGATGGATGTTACATTCGATCCCAGTATCGTACTTCAAATTCATAAACGAGACATTTGATTGGGATAATGGTCGAAACAAGGAGATAAAAGAGTACATAGATTTTTTAATTAAAAACAATAGATTATAAATAGTGGAGGATATGATGGAGTTTCTAAAAACAAAGAAAATGTGATATGATATGGGTCTTGCTTAGTGTGGCAGTGATTATATTATCCATAGCTGTAATGGTGAAAGGCTGGGATGATTTACATGGAGGTATGTTCCACGGAGGATTAATTATGATAGCTATAGGAATAATATCAATATCTGCATCAATATTTTATATGAATGAAGGGAATATTAAAAATATGGAGAATATGAAAAACGTATATAAGTTCAAAAAACTTAGCAAAATGAAGCTAGACGATTACGGCTTCGGTTTATTCGAGTACAATGGCGCTCTTTATTTCAAGGAGGCAGATGAAGGGAAATGCTTTGATGTAAGGAGCGGGAATGAAACTATTATCGGGAAAGATAAAATTGTAACGGCCTTGGAGGATTGATCATGAGAAAACTTGGCGACACCAACAGGACAAGGAAAAGGAGCGTACGGCACTCGTGGGTAAAGGCAGGTCCGGGGATCCAACGCTGCGCTATTTGTGGGATCACGAAGCGAAGTGAGTATATAGACGGGAAGACCGTTCATTGCGTGCATCTATCATCTGGTGAGCTTTACTCTATGACAGGTGAGACGCCAGAATGCAGGGATCTTAGTGAATTTTATTAATCTAAATTACGAAAATATGACATGGTATAATACTTACGAGGAGATAAAAGCCAAATATCCGGATACTGTTTTTGAGGAATATTGGTTGGTAGAAGAAGATGTCGCTAAATTAATGAGGCATGAACCTATTATAAAAGGATGGGCTATAATCAAAAATGATCCTAATATAGATAGTAACATTATATCTAGTAACAAATCAAATATCAATGCTATTGAAGCCGATAAAAATGAGGGCGATGAGCGCAATATATTGTTGCATATTGGGATATTATCCCCATTTAATGATGATCCAGTAATAATAATAAAACAAAAAGGAGTTTAAAATGAAGGAGGAATTTTATAAGTATCAAAAAGTGGTCTATGATGGCGATGTGTTTGAGGTAGTTGAGACCGCTGATAAAAGTGGAAGAATGAGAATCAGACTATGGTCGGATGAAGTAGATGAGATTATTCGGGTTGATGAGGAGATGGTCGTATCATTAGGTAGGGCTATTAAGTTAAAACTTATTGATGAGGAAAAGGTAGACAATGTAAACGCTTACGATCTTTCCCGTTTCAATAATATTAATAGTGCATCCATCATTAAAGCCCACCAAGAGGAGGTAGCCAAGGCATGTAAGACTGCCGTAGGGACGACCGGGCCGACGGTAAACTCCGGTGGGATCTCCTTCCTTTGGCTGAGATAGAGGACATCGTGAGGGTATATACGGAAGGTGCCAAGAAGTACGCTGATAACTCATGGCAGGATATACCTGATGGGTTCAATCGTTATCTAGGTGCACTCATGAGACACTTGGTCGCTTATACGAAAGGGGAGAGATATGATAAGGAGGGATTCATGCATCTATCCGCCGTATGCTGGAACGCCATAGCGTTATTATATTACGATAAACATAACAAAGGGCTTATAGAATGGAAGAGTCAGGAAAAAGAGTAAAAAGAGTAGTAGATGAGGGATTAAGAGCTATCGACAAAAGAACGGGTAAATACGTTAATGTAATCAAGCGCACTATTGATGATAGCCTATTCCCGATAGTTAAGTATCTCAGTTACAGTTATAATGAATTAAATTATGATTATGTAAAGAATCTGAATTTTGATGTAAACGTAAATTGGGGGCAGCGTAGATATCAGATTGTTAAGGATTTATTATCTAACGATTTCGATGGGAGAAAGATGAGTATAGATGAGGTAGATAATGCTATATTTACCGCTGATTTGATTATTAACAGATTAACAACTATTTGAGATGGTAAGAATTGATTTTTTCACGAAGAAAGACGCTGAGTACAGCGACTACATGCGGTATATTATCGCCAACACATTACAGGAGTATGAGGGTGAGGTCACGTTAAACCAGATCCCGGAGAACAAAGCCACGGAGGAGGAAATATCCAAGTACGGTATAGAGGTATATCCTACTATCATCGTCAGTGGAGATAACATGGATGGCTTTAATAAACTTGAAGGGATGGCCAGAAAAGCTGATCTTATTAACGTCATGTCGTTATACGACAAGAAATAGGCTTATGACGATAAGGGATAAATATTTTGGTTGGAAAGATATATTCTTTGACAGGTTCGTGCATTGTTGTAATGAAAAAAGTGACCAACCACAAGGAAGTAATATACCTCTAGCCAAAATAAACTTCGATAACAAGACAGGATATGTGGAGGACGGGACTATTAATATAGCCGAGCTTCTTCAATATCTTTGGATAAATAATAAGGTCTATGGGTGTGAATATGCGCCCATAGATATATCTTCTGCCTTGCAAACATTGATCAGATTGACCGAGAACGCTAAACATATGTTTGAGGATCAACCGGGTGTATATGACATGATCCCATATAGAGGTTTTTTTCTTAGAGATGATTTTTTATCCGGGAAAGATTATTCACTTGATTTGGATAAAATAGTGAGCGGGATGGGAGGATGGTATGGCGAGGATGAGGATCCTTGTTATTCGATGTTCGTCAGCCAAGACCAGATATGGAACTTGAACCCGATATTGAAGGTATTAGCTGATGAAGGGTCTATTCTAGCCAAAGAACTTGGATATGATATAAACTCATATGTCAGCGATAATGGATACACGATATACAACCCATACCTTTCATGGATCAATCATTACTATCATTATTGTCCAACATTTAACGAGGATAAATTAAAGCCTTGGGATAGGGTAGAGGATAGGGAAAATAAGTTCAAGATGACGGATAAGGTTAAGAGAGGCGCCAATAACTGGTACTATTCAGGCGGAACTATATCTTGCGTAGATAGCTTCTTGGGGAAGAAATACAGGAAGAATCTCCGAACCTTTATCTATCGTGGAATAGTATTCTTCCTTGACCGGATATGGCATACGCCTTTATTTGAGAAGATGGGTGTGAAAATGAAATACAACGCTTATTATTGTTATGCCGCTACCTCCGGTATTTGGTACAATAAAGGATTCAAGAAAAGGCTAGCCAAGAGATTTAACGAGTCTTTACGTGGCGGAGGGGATCTGTTCGGGGCTAACCTAGCCTGCATGGTCTGTGACCATAAGGATATCGATTGGGAAGCGCTTCGTCTTTGGCTTGACAAGTATGACGAGCCTAATGATAAGGGTATGGTGAATAGCCCTATCCAATTTATGTATTTATATTTATATTACTATTTTAACAAATAACTTGAAATGAAGAAGATAAATGACTGGGTTATAAGAACATTTGGGCTGAGAGGTTCATGGAGCTGGGCTAAGAAGCAGATGTTAAATGGAGCGATCATTAAACGTAAGGCCACTATAGGGACATATAAAATAGCCATTGATAATGACAAGAATAAGTTACTTGTAGCTACATGGGATCATCTAGATCAAAGTCCTGTATGGGAAAGGTGCCCGCATAGTTTATTAGATGAAGATGCGGTTGATTATTTTGTCACAGCTCATAAGGAATTATCATATGGAGGTATAAAGATCAGGATAAAAGATAAATTAACAAGGTAGAAGAATATGAGAAGAAGGATGATAGGCGGTCAAACCGTTTCAAACGGTATATATATCTTACACACCAACGGTAAGTTATATACTCGTGATAAATGGAGTTATTCGTGGAGAAACGACGCCGTAGGAGTGGCGTTGATAAGCGACAACAGCAGCTTCGTTATTTCAGGTATTGAGTTTAAGAATCGAAGCTGGTCTAATACGACTGGATTGATCCAAGGAGTAACTACAACAACATCAAGTAATGAAGCTAAAAAAGATTTTAATGGATTTCAAAACACACAAAGTATAGCGGAATATACGCATACTAGCGCCGCTTATGAATGTACTGTTACTCAATTCAAGAACGGGCAATGGGATATCTGGCATCAGTGGGAGAATGGATGGAGATCATAAATAATTTAGATGAGATTAATAGATGCATGTCTCTTATCGATGGATTGGATATAGACGAAGGCACTACAAGTTATTGGACTAGCACCCAATATAATTCCGAGAAAGCATGGCTAATGACTTATAACGGGAATGAGTTTTATCCAAATGATGAGAGAAAGGGCGTTTCCTTCTATGCTATTAGAGTAATATCGCAATTAATATAAAAACAATTATGACAAAGAAACAGTTAAGAATCCCATTTAAAGATGGAAAACCATGTAAGTGGGTTAAAGATGATCATGACGAGGAACGTGATAATTATGAGTTCGAGGAATGCCTTGAGATACACGGATTCGTTCGTGGATGCTCTTCGGCTGTAATGATATTAAGACCGGCAAATGATCATGGGGAGGATTTTAATTATGCCAAAAGTGTCTATTACCAAGTATTCCTTACAGACAGTAAGGAAGTAATACAGAATATGATACATGGAATCATATATGGTAAATGGACGTTCGTTAAGAGGGGAGAAAATTTTGGTATTAAATTGGTTGATGTCTTGCCGGGTATACATAAATCTATCATGCGAATAGCCGAAAAGGATATTTTTGGCCATGAAAGTAAATAAAAATGGGATTTATGAAAGCGGATAAAAATATGACAGTACAAGATTTGATAGACGAATTGATGCTTGTCAAGGATAAGAGTAAGGGAATAAGGGTTGTTATAAATACGAATGATTATATAACATCCTACCCTGCCTCTTTATTTGATATGTCTATAAAAGAAGGGGAAGATATAGCCAAAGATCATTTTGATAATATAATTACTATAGAATTGTATAGATAAACAATAGACAATATGAAGGTATTATCATTAGGTAAACATGATCAAAATGAGACCATACGGAAGAATCAAGGCAGTTAAGGGATCTTCATGGAAAAAGGATATACATCCACCGAAAGGGCACAAGAATTGGTGGGAAGATATATGTGATCCTATACCTAGAAGTACCATGAAACTCATATTTAAAACACAATTACAGCGATATGATTATAAACAAGACATGGTCGATGCCGAATAAAGAGACATTCAGCATAAAACCGATAAGAGAACTTATAGATAGATATAAAAAAGACGGAATGGTTATAGTAGATCCATTCGCCAGAAACAGCGATATAGGGACGATAACCAACGATCTTGATCCTGAGACTAAGGCTATGTATCATAAAGACGCCACGGACTTCTTGTGTCATCTTGATGATAATATAGCTGATATGGTATTATATGATCCACCATATTCTGCTAGACAGGTGTCCGAGTCATATAAAAGGCTTGGAGAATCTGTTAATATGCAAACAACACAATCCAGTTATTGGGCTAAACAGAAGAAGGAGATAGCTAGGATTACCAAGAAGGGCGGGGTGGTCATTACCTGCGCGTGGAACTCCGGCGGTATAGGGGCAGGGCTTGGTTTCGAGCAGCAGGAGATTCTTCTAGTGGCTCATGGGGGATGGCATAATGATACGATTGTTACTGTAGAGAAAAAGATCAAGGGTTAGATGAAAGAAAGGATATTCACCACAAAAGAACAGGGGAGAGTGCTGGTTGAGGCCGGCCTCCCTATCTCCACCGCCATCGGATTCAGAGACAAGTACCTTGACTCATTGCATTCTATGGAGGATGACGCTGGTCGTATAGGACTGATCGAGGCCGTTACCCCGGATATATCCGACCCGGTTTGGGATGTAGGGACGTTATTGAGCTTACTCCCAGCCGAGATAAAGGGTTATACGTTAGAGTGCTATAAATTTGAAGACAAGTGGTTCGTGTCGTATATGGATGAGGACGATATCTCCGTACATTGGAGTAACGAAAAACTTCTTATAGACGCATTATTCTCATTGATGATAGATTTGATTAAATGTGGATTATATGAAACAGATACTAAGGATAAGATACAAAACAGAGGATAATCCGCCTATGGCTAATGTCCCTCTTATAGGATACAGTTTGGAATACGACTGCAAGGTAGCGTTAGTATACAGAAAGGGGGATAACTATTACACCAATATGGAGTGCGATGTTGAATATAAGACATCCCCTCCAGATGAGTACGAATACGTATATCCGTGATAATTAGAAGGGATATATTTATATTTAAGCACGATTAATATTATTTTAATATTATTCATGCTTTTATTTTTGTTTAAATTGTATTTTTGTATCAACATTAAAAACCAGATTGTTATGAACAAATTGATCTTGAACGATATCCAAGACCTATGGAGGTGGAGGGAGAAGATAAACATCGATGACCTCAAAGAGGATCCTATGGCTGAGGACATGCCGTTATATTTCCCGTGCGCCGTCGTATGGCATGAGAAACATAATGATTGTATATGCTACGGATTTGTTTATGTAGCAGAAATATTAGGGATATAAGCATTAAAAAACGAATAATTTTAACAACGTGAGCAAATTACTATTTTTCGATTTAGAGACAACCGGGGTCAAATTTTGGAGAAACGGGATACACCAAATAGGAGGGATCGTGGATATCGACGGGCAGGAGGCCGAGAGGTTCGACATCCGCCTAGCCCCGAACCCGGCCGCCACGATAGAGCAGGAGGCGCTGGACGTGGCCGGCGTTACCTTGGAGCAAGTGCAGTCGTATCAGCCTATGGAAGATGGATACAGACAGCTCGTTAGTATATTATCCAAATACGTGAATAAGTTCGACAAGAGGGATAAAATGTATTTAGTGGGGTATAACAACGCTGGATTCGATAACAGCTTCCTACGGGCTTTATTCCAGCAATGTGGGGATAAGTATTTCGGATCATGGTTCTATCCTAACTGTATGGATGTATATGTTATGGTGACACCGTTCCTGATGGGCGTAAGAAACGATATGGAGAACTTTAAGTTGATGACCGTAGCCAGAACTATGGGTATTGAGATCGACGAGAATAAGCTTCATGACGCTACTTACGATATTGAGCTGACTAGGGATATTTTCTATCGTATAATCGGTAAAATGGATGTTAAGTTATGAGAAGTATCTTAGAGGCGATGCATGATTATCCGGATGAGGCTCTTGGGCTATTTTTCTTTTTGATAGTGGTCTTCTGGTTATTGTCAGGTATATTCGAGAAAAAAGATGAATGATAAACTCGATGAGATACTTGATCTCCTAAGATCTCAAAATGAGATGATTAAGGATATCCACGATTATGTGAAAGAAATTACCAGCGAGAAGTATATAGGAGAATCCAGAATGACAAGCTTCTCTATTAACTTGGCCGCTGATATACTTACCGAAGCCATTAGCCCTAAGATAAAGGAGATGATGGTGGATCTATTGAAAAAACAAGGATGGAAAACTGAGTGAAATATGGGAACTTATGAGAGAAAAGTAAATCAATTAAAGGATTTGATGAGAAGGAAATACAAATCAGCTTACAATAAATCCAAGGAAATGGACATAGATATAAGCTCAATGACATATCTTCCATGCCCAGACGCATTTAACGTCATAAATATTGAAAAAATGCATGTTATTCTTGATCGGGTCAATAAGATCATAGATGAGAATAAGGATAAGCTCAAGAACCCAACTTGCGCCACTTGTGTACATCTACATGATCGGGAATGGGCGAAAAGATACGGGAAAGTATGCTGCTCCATTTGGCAAGTGTGCGACCATTATATAAACCCTAACAGGAAATATGATAGGGAGCAAAAGACTTATACGAGACGCCCAAGCAATAAGGCTTGTCCTAATTATGAATATGGTGATGATAATTTTGAAAACAGAAAAAGATGCTTAAAGAAAAAGAATACCCGATAAACAGCTATGGCCCAGTACGAACCAACAAAGACCGGACGTGCGTCTGCTGTGGCGACACGATCCCAGCCGGCAGCAGCAGGATGATACCTAAGCATGCCAAGGCAAATCACAGTCTATGTTTTTCGTGCTTCAGGAAATGGAAAGATGTCGGAGGAGATCTTAAGCTGATGGACAACCCCGGAGATGCGAAGAAAGAGCATGTCATACATATGTCTAATATCCTGAAAGGGAATTGTGATATAATAAAAGGTCGAAAGCTTTACGTGGCTTTTAAAAAGGCGATAAACGGTGGAAAGAAGATCGTTATCAAATTTGACACTGATCAACCGATATCTATGTCAACAAGAGTCATGAATCCTTCATTCGGGGAGATTATGGATGAGTACGGCAAGGACATATTCCAAGGTAATCTCAAACTGGTAGATGTCCCAAAAGGAGTTAAAGATCTGATAGTTAACTATATAGAAAAATGTCGTAAATTATGAATATAAAGACATTTATATACATGATCTTAACATTCAGAAGAATAGATCCTATACCTAAAAGCCTAGGATTTATGGTAAGTATAACATTATGGATGTCCATAGTATGTACAATATTTAACTTTACCGTATTGATAATGAAGTTAATAAAATAGACGAGAGAAAGTATAGAGCTGCTATGACAAAGATTAAAGCAAGTATTATTATCCTATCTCTTATCATGATAGGATGTAAGGATAAAAAAGAAGAAGATGTTGATTATTATCCTAAAACTGTTTATGTAGATGATAGGGGTAATAAAGTAACCATGTTGAATGATTCTATTTTAATAGTATGCACATGCCTAGAGTACCCAGAGAAGTATAAAATGGAAGGGTGATTATATATAATTTTACACTAAAAATAGCATATAAATAGTAATTTATAAATATTCTATTTATATTTGCGCTATGTATTTAGTGGAACAACATATAATTACTATTAACAATAAGAGATATAAGGATTTAGATCGAATATGTCTCTTATCCAAGAATCTGTACAATGCGGCTTTGTATATAATAAAGCAAGAGTTTCTTAGTACAGGTAAATGGATAAGAGCTGTAGATCTTAACAAGAAGATGGTAGCAGAGAATAACATAGATTATAGAGCAATGAGTGGATCATCCTCCCAGCAAGTTCTTATGGCTTTAGACAAGAACCTAAAATCTTATTTCTCTGCTATCAAGGCATGGAAACGTGATAATAAGAAATTTACCGGCTGTCCTAAATTTCCAAAATATAAGCATAAAACAAAAGGAAGGAACGTATTTTCTTATTCTTACGCACAGTTTAAACATAGAGGAGGTTTTATCTATTTCCCTAAGAAGGAAGGATTACCTCCTTTAAGAACTAATTGCAAGGAAGGAACTGTAAAACAGATTAGATTTGTTCCTAAATCCGATTGTTATGTCATAGAAGTTGTATATGAGTCAATTGTGAAAAAGCAACTTGATGATAACAACAGGATCATGTCTATTGATCTAGGTGTAAATAACCTCGCTTCTATCGTGACCAACGTAAGCAATAAGCCTATTTTGATAGATGGAAGGAGACTTAAATCCATCAATCAGTATTACAATAAAAAAAGGTCAGATATTCAAAAACAATTAAAGAAAGTAAATGGAAAAGAAAATTCGAGACGGTTGATGTCCTTAACAAGAAGGAGAAACAACAAGGTGAAAGATTATCTTCATAAGGCGAGTAAGGAGATAATAAATACTTGCTTGAAGGAGGATATAACAACATTGATAGTAGGTCATAATGATGGATGGAAACAAAATGTTAACCTTGGTAAAAGGAATAATCAGAATTTTGTTTCGATTCCATTTGAGATGTTTATATCAATGTTAAGGTATAAATCGGAAAGACAAGGACTAAGATTTGTTGAAGTAAACGAATCTCACACGTCAAAATGCAGCTCTTTCGATTTAGAATCAGTATGTCATCATGATACTTATGTTGGTAGAAGGGTAAGAAGAGGTCTTTTTATGACAAGGGATGGTATTCTTATCAACGCTGACATCAACGGAAGTTATAACATCATGAGAAAAGTAAAGGGGGATGCAGCAATGCCACTCCATATAGGGTTTGGGTATAACCCGGTTAAGAAATTTATTAACTAATTATACGAGTGTAAACTTGTATATAATTACCAGATAAGATAAACAGGAAGAGACTTATCGGCAACACTTACCAAATATATAGATCTATACTGCATCAGCTAGCTATTGACGAGAACTGGAATAACGTGTATAGTGATATCACGTTACCTTCAGGCGATATGGGAACAATTAAAGTGGAGAGGATTGACGATGATAAGGATAACGACATTTAACGATACTAAAATATGAGCTTATTTGTATGCGCTAAATGCGGTTGTGTTGATAATACCGCCACGTCTAGCTACTGGATGTTGACAAACGAGTATATGGTGGATAAATTTGACTATGCCAAGGGACTACAGCCGTACAAGGGCATGGGGTTGTGCAGCGAATGCGGGAGGCTGGCTACCAGCCCAGACGGGCGTGATGTCGTGGTGCCCGGTAAATGGCACGGGAAGTTCCCGAAGGAGAAAGCTACCGAAGAGCAGTTGAAACATGTAGGATATAAAAATCTAATAAGATGAATAAGATAAGAAAAGGAGAAGTTAAAATATATAAAGGAAAAGAATACATAGCTATCCCTGAGATAGAAGAAGAGAGTTGTACGGGATGTTGTTTTTACGACAAAGGGATTTGTTTAATAGATCATGCTGATGATCCTAATTGCCTTCATAGCGGCATGATCTGGGAACAAAAAGAAAATAGTATGAGCGATATCAAAGAAAAGGCTATCAAATTAGCAATAGAGGCCATGAGACCCATCCCAGTATACTCATCATCATGCTATAGCGTAAGTGATAACAGATCGCCGGAGGAAAAGCATGAGGAGGAGATGAGATTTTGTAGGGAGTTTAACGACCTCAGATGTGAGATGCTTATTGATATGGCTAAGAAAATAGAAGAGTATTTATTACAAGATATATAATATGAAGAAAATAATAGGGATAGATTTCGATGGGACATGCGTAGTAGACTCATTCCCTTATGTAGGAGACAATATCGGAGCCGCTAAAGTATTGAGAGAATTGGCTGATAAGAATCTTCTGATATTATATACGGTAAGAGATGGTAAATATCTACAGGATGCCGTAGACTGGTTTAGATACAATCATATTGATCTATATTCGGTAAACTACAATCCTGAGCCAGTATCATCATCACCAAAAGTGTATTGTGATTATTATATAGATGATAGGAATATCGGCACTCCACTTACGGATAAAGGATATGTTGATTGGAATAAGATGTTGGTATTATTAAGACAAAAGAACTTATTATAATTGTTATGAAAATAGAAGAGCTGAAGATGAGGAAGAAAAGATCGTATACGATACTATCTTGATGATCGGGGACGCTTCCGGAAAAGAAGGGCAGTTCTCCGACTCCGATAAGAAGACGGCGGAAAACTTCGGGTGTGAGTATATGGATGTGGATGATTTTGTGTATAAATATAATAACCGATAACGAAAATAAGAAGGATAGGATGACAATCTCCTATCCTTCTATTATTATGTAAATCCATTTTTGGATTACATTAAGTATCAATGATATAACTATATCTTTTTATCTTTAACGCTGTTCCTTACCCGAATAAAACCATACTCGTTGATTATATTGTCTATATCATTATCAGATAAATGAAACCATTCTCTTTCCATCCTTTTTATCTCAAATTTGCTATGCAATTCATTTTCTATATCTCTGCCAACAAAGGCTATTATTTTAAAATCTATATTCCCGGTTCTTATCGTATTTTCCCTTTTGTCAATATTATTGGTTTTACCTATCTTAATATAACCATCAATATTACCTGATCCTAAATATGTATATACTACCTTGTTATCTAACATATCAAATGACATATCATATAAATAGACAAAATCTTTATATATCTTAGTTATCAGATGTCCTATGCTCAAATTATTAATATCGTTAAAATACTCAAAAACAGATATTAAATTAAAAAAATCAATTCTTTTAGCATTTAGAAATTTTCTAAACATATTTGATACACTATTTGATATATCCATATTTGACTTGACTGGGACAAACACCTCAATACTGTCTACTATACAATTATCATATCCAGTCACCACTCTTATAGAAAATCTATATCCAAAAATGTTATCAATAATAGTTTTGTAAAGATCGTTTAAATCATCGATAAATTCACGAGGGATATCACGTCTAACATCAATATTATCAACTTTATAGATACATATATTATCATATGTTATAAAAATACTATTTATATAGTCTATAACAATATCCCTTTCTGATATATTTTTCAATCTTATGCTATATCTGTATCCACCAAGAATCCTAAGGTCATTTAAATTAGCTATCTGACATAACATAAAACCTAATACAGGGAAATTATTAAATATTGATATATATTCATGTTTACCAGTATTGTTATTGATATGTTTTATTTTGTTTATGATTAGTTCATAATCATATTCCATTTCGCTATCAGATTGTATATCAAATCCATAATAATCTTTATTCCCTTTAACGAAATCGTCTATATGGCATATGTAGGACGATCGAGCTGTCAACTGATTCAATTTATCAGGCATGATAATTTTCAAAGACCCTATTTCGTTGGATTCGGACGTCAAAATTCCACTACTATCCTTCACGGAATCCTGATAAATGCTTACATTTGCATTCATAGTTGATAATTATTTATTCCCATCCGTCCGGGATGGATAGATGGGAATACAAAAATAGCCAATCTGATTGTTTTAAGCAATCTGCTGGCTATTTTTTTTCTTGTCATACTATATCAGCTATCTTCCTCTATCAAAATACCAATTAGCGTCCTCCCCGGACTCATCCTTATCCCTGCCTCCTAAGAAGAATCCCATCGTCATGCCGTTGGTCATCAACCAGTAGTCGGATGTCTGCTTAATATCCCTAGCCGTCTTGATATTATACCATTGCTTACCAAACGAGAACTTCATGAGCTGCCTCCATAGTTTGCTCTCGCCCTTATATACGCCGGTCTGGACGGTAGCGAACGGATCCCAGTTTCGAGGATCGGTGAGGTCGCCTAACTTCCGGGCGGTGACCAACGGATCCTGTAGCATGTCTATGGCGTTAAGCTCCATGAACGGGGATGTCTGGGAGGCGATCTCATTGATCGTCCTGAACCCGATGTAGGTAATGAACTGCCCGAACCAGCTATCCTCATTATCCTCCCTATATCCCATCAAAGCCCGTCCTATGGCCATCATCGTAGCGAATACCGCCATATTGATAATCGATCTCTTGATATTGATCTGCTCGTAGGGGGTAAGCTTATCATACTCTTCCTTAAGCACGTCATATGCCTCCCCCATCCTACCCTCGGACATCGAGCCATAGACATTTCCGGCCAATCTCCATAATGTTCTCATATATCCTTCCTCGAACTGGTTGGTCTGGAAATTGAAACCAGCTTTCTTATACGCCCGCTGCACGGCCAATATAAACCATCCACGATGAGGTAGCACCATGTTAAGGATAGCGTTCCGGCTAGCCCCCACCCGGTTCTGCTCGTTCAAGGCGCCGTCGCAGATCTGCACCATGCTCCTGACCCTACTGGACAAGGTAGGTATGTATCTTTCTATAATATCCTTGTTAGCCTCATTCTTAGCCACGATCTTTCCGTCCTTGACATCTACCATGTTCCACATAGAATAATCCCTTAAACGCTCCCAATCGCGTTTAGCCTCGTTAGCGGACATATTTCTGTCTTTCATCATCATCTCCTTGAAATTGGAGTATGACCAAAACTGACCCTCGTATAGGCGGGTATCATCCATGACCGATATAATGACCTGAGGATCCAACGGGGAGTTAAGAACCTCCATCATCTTAAACGGCAGATCCCGGAAGAAGGTTCTCCAGATCTTGTTATACGCCGCCGATCGTACACGGTTGCGGACATTGAATACGCCTAGAGCCTCTCCGACGACATATAGCTTATTGGTACGGTTTATATCCCCGATCTCCGACACGTACGTACTTAACTGCTTCTGGGCTTCCCCGTAGGCGTATTTCATGGAGTCCTTGCTTATATACTGCCCTACCATACCTTCCAAAAGGAAGTTGGCCTGCCCGGTAAGGGCGCCGGTAGCCGCGACGAATGGGGAGAAGCCTAAGTTGGATTTGGACACGAATTTAGTAAACATAAGAGCAAGCTTATTAAGATCTACCTTATAATTGCCTATATTCCATTCCGCCCGCTTATTGTTTATCCTGACGTCATAGATACTGGCGTTAACCCAGTCTTGAAACATTCTATAGGCGTGAGTGGTCTCCGGGTTCTTGCCTCCGTCGTATTGTATCTCAAGCATCTTATTCCTATATCCCATAACATCATCCAAGGCCGCCCTCTTATACTTGTAAGAGGTCGCTTGTAAGGATAACATGGAATAGGAGTAGGCGAAGTCATGGGACACGTCATCGGCGTTCTCCAACTTACTAAGATAGTATTTGGGGATCATACGATATTTGTTATCGTTCTCATCAATCCCTCCTAGGTCTTGCCCCTGACCATGTATAGGGTCATCCACCCTCTCGCCAACGATATCACGTACGGCGTTGCCGATGGCCGCCTTCGGGTCAACCCCGGCCTGCACCATCCTCTCCACGCCGCCCTTGGATATCTGTGGTATTTGGTAGATGTTCCGGAATCGCTCATCATAATCCTCCATAGCCTTACGGCTTATGTTAAGCAGCTCCTTCCTCATCTCCCACTTATCCTTATTGATCGTAGCTTCCTCCCCCTCGTTGGTAATACCGTATTTCTTGAAGAAAGCCTCGTTCTTGTACTTATCGAACCTAGGCGTATGATATCCATAACCCAGATCGGGATTATAATTAGGATTACGGAAAGAACTCTCGGCGTCAGCCTCATCAAGCCACTGGTTATTGATCGTCAGATCGATCATATTAATATCAAACCCGAAACGGGATACGCTCTCTTCCTTAGATATACCATTTTCTATGGCATCAAAGAACTCGGATACCTTATACGTACCGTTATTTATCTTCCTAACGAAATCAGAATATCCCTTGGGAGAGTATTTCCTCATATAAGGATACAACCGGGTTCTGGCGTACTCGACAAGGATCTTATCAGCCTTACCCATCGCTATGTCGTTAGCTAGCTTATTATTGAAGTCAGGACCGTATTTCCTTCTCAAAAACGATACCTCCACGGTCGTCCATGACGGGTTCTTCCTAGATAGCTTAGCGGCCATCCTATCCACCTGACTCCGAGAGCGGGCAGACATATGTTCCTTGGCGAATTTAATCTCATCCATACCCTTGTCGTATGCCATGGCATCCCTTAAAGCGTTACGGTAAGAATCCGTGACTCCACTCTCCACCGTATCAGGCATATCCATCTCAATAGCCTCAGCGGAAGCGGCGGCGTTAATAACGCTCTTAGCCTCGGCCAGACGGTCGTATAGCTCGTTTATCTTTCTTAATGAGGCGGATCCACGTAACCTATCGAAATCATATTCCCCGTATCTCGTGCTATCCCGGTACTGGATAAGCAAGGGCCTTAGCTGGTCATTGATCTCGTTTATTGTCGCCATCGCCTCCTCTACCTTCTCTATCCTTGATGATGATACAGATTGCTCCGTGATCTTATCAACAAGATTCTCATAATAATCACCCTCCTCTGATCCCCACATATCCTTGGAGAAGCCAAGATAACCGCCAGCTAGCAGGAACTCAAACGCAGCCTTGCCGCCCTCGGACCGCTCTATCCCACGAAGTATCTCCTTGAACTCGGCGGAAGCCTTACGACCCTCGTTGGTATTCCCGAACTCCTCGGCCCACGCCTCGTCCCATGCCTTGATCTCCTCGGACATCATCAGAGCCTCGGATCCCTCTTCCTTTGGTGTCCCATCGGAATACCACTCGCTCTTGGCTATAGCCCTGTCACGTAAAATATCCAGATAAGATCTCCAAGCTATAGGATCGGATTGAAACGCCTTCCAATCGACCTTCCCGTTCCTCACGAACTTATCCATAGCCACATACCGGCTCCTGCGGATACGGGTCATGAAATCGGACGTAGCTTGCGATACCCTACGACCCAGTCTTTCCTCGACCTTCTTATTAACTTTCTCGATCTTATCGTAATAAGCCTGCACCATAGGTTTCTCTCGGTTCTCATCCAACCACCTATTTATCGCGTCGAGATATCGTTGCTGATCCTCGAACGTCATGTCCGAAATATCAAAATTCTGGATGGTAGGTTTGAATACATGATATACCTCCTTCGTAATAGGCTTATCCCCGTCATATCCTACTATGTCGTCACGGGTCTTCACCTTAAGACCTCTATCGGATAGAAGAAGATCAATAAGCTGTTTCTCGGTCTTACCCATAACATTCTTAAGATCATATATATCGATAATAGCCTTAGCCTGCTCGGTCCTGTATAGAAAATCGTATTTGGCGAAATCACGGGACGAGTCAAGGTAATCCGAGTTCTTCCCATTTATCTTCTGTATAAGATCCTCATTATCCTTTATCCCCCATCCACGCTCTTTCATCATCCTAGTCATCTTATTGATATTAGATATACCTTCGGTATGGGCTTCATTATGGGCCTTGGCTAGACGTTGGCCTAACATACCTAAAATAGCGTTACCACTATGCTCCAGCGTACCAAAGAACCGGGACATGACATTGATATCCTTATGGATGTTATTTACCAACTTCTTTATCCCATTCCAATATCTTTCCGGGATATTAAACATCCTGAGCTGTCCATCCAGCCAGTCCTCATTACGATCACTTCGAAGAGCATTTATATCAGACATGGATGTCTCAGCCATACGTAATATATCATCCATATCCTCTACCATGCCAACCTTATTGCTGCCATAATAATCAGCCGCCTGATTATTGACGAATCCACGAAGGTTCCTGATCAGAGGAACTATCTCCCCATATACGTTATCGATAACCTGTATCGTCTCATAATCCAATCCTTTTCCGCTCTTACGTAGGCTACTGGCGACAGTGACCAAATACTCCACCTCGGCCTTGGCGGTCGCTATGACGCTCTTGGTGGATAATAGGTTGTTATTCTTATTTAGCTCACCCCCGACTTGTCTTACCTTCTCGCCTATATCACGTAGAAGGGAGATACTCTCACCGATCCTCTGGCTTTGGCTTGACCTCATCCTCTGCAATCTGGTATATAGTCTTTCCAATGACCTACCGTTCTTGATCAACTTATTAGCCACATCAACATCCGATAATGAGTACATGAGATGGTCGCTATCCTTTAACAGAAGCACGTCAAATGCGCTTGGATCATCAGCTAACGCCGACTCCTTTATCCTATCAAGAACCTTATTCAAGTCTGATCTTTGAGTAGAGAAGAAATTCCTTATAGCCCGGATTATCCTGCCAAACAAGGAGAGCTGGGAGTCCTCGGACGAGGTCAGATCCTCTACCGCCTGTTCCATCCCCGGCACGAACCGCTGGGCCAACGTCTTGCCTAGGATCTCCCGCTTCACCATCCGATCCAGTTCCTCCCCTTGGTATTCCTTCCCATACACCTCATAGTAACGACCGACGAATTGATTCCATAATGGCGTGCCGACAACAGAGTCCAGAACCTCGTCAATCTCCTGTTGGTTACGGTAAGTATCGATCAAGAAATGAGCCACCTCCTCATTAAGATCCTCTACCGTAGCTCCCTCAGCCAAGGCGATAACCCCATTGGCCATATCGGACAATGCCCTAGCCGAAGGCTCGACACCATTACGCATCTTATACTTATCCATATACTCAGACATACCCATCACACGGATACCTAACGTGGATAAGATGTTGGTGATATCAGTCCTGTTCTGAAGATCCTCCGCCTTCTCGTTCTCAATAACCCCACGGACATTACTTCCGTACAAGGCGTTATCCTCCATCATCAACGACAAGGCTAGTTCCATGAATCCATCATACTTGTTATTAAGCTCCTCAAACTTGCCTTGCCTTAACATACCCTTGATCTCCGATCTGCTTACCGTAACCTTCTCCCCGGACGTAGTGATAAAATCAAGATCATTACTTACCTCCGTATCAAAACCTATAGAACCCAATACGTTCATTTCGGAGGACTGACTTCCAAATCTATTTTTAAGGCTAGAGAAGGCATCCATAGCGTTATAGATCTTAAGACCATCAGAATTGCCGGCTCCAGTAAGATAATATCTATCCCCTAGCCTTATACGTTCCCCACTCAACATACCTTTCTTGATAAGGTAATTAACAAACCCTCCACGGGTGCTTATATTAGAGTCTGAGCTAATACCAAGGATCGGGATGAATGACTCGCTGTTATTAAGGGTTATTGAGGAAGAGCCAAAGGAGATGTCAGTCGTGCCAGACGGGATGTCGCTCTCCTCGACACTGCCGGCCAAGAACCCGGCCTCGACCCGCCCACCGGACGATCCTTTTATGGCGTTGGCGTAAGAGTCGTATATCTTGCCGTCATCCGATCTAAAGAACAGGCGAGGCTCACCGGAATCATATACCAATCTTGAAGATGGAGGAGTATAATTCTCAATATCATTTAAAGGCAAGACATTGCCAGAAAATATGATCTCCCCGTCTATACTTCCGCCTTTCACCCTAATATTAGGTCGTTGCCCGGTAAAAGCGCTTTCCACGGCCTTCCATAACATACGGGCTGTTTCCTTAATATCTATATTCTCCCTGATAGCCCTTATATCATCCCATGACGCCTCTTTCAGTATCGTATCACCAATATTATCCTCGTTTATGGAATCCAAATCCACCTCCTGTACCGTAGATGTATCTACCACCGCCATATCATTGACATCACCTACCTCTCCGGAAGTAAGATAAGCCACGACATTGTCGCTATTCCCAAGACTTCTGGCCAACGCTGGGGCATCCATGTCGCTTATGACGGACAGGACCTTGGCTGACATAAGTTGCCCCCACTCGCTAGCGTTAAGTTTGGCGCTTATGGATCTGGCGGCCTCCTTATTCCTTGGTACGGATCTCGTCCAGTTCCCGAACTTAGACCTAAACTTATCGTTATAAATAGTCATATAAGCTTCAGCGGCCTTATTAAGGTCACTTACGGCGGCTATACCCGCTATCTTATCGAACAAGGTGGATACCTCGCCGGAAGGGGTCAAGACACGGGTTATCTTACCCCCCTTATTCCTTTTAATTACGCAACTCGACATAACTTCATGTTTTTGACAAAGATAAACAAAAAGCCCCCACAAATAAGCGGAGGCTGATATTCTTGTGTTCCTTATATAATTTATGGCTTAATCCGTATTCTTACTATTGATGAACTCGCTAACACAATCACCAGCGAAGCCGGCTATATACGCTGCGTGTTCATCCTCTCCAACCTTAAAACCAAGAGACATATTGCAAAACTGACATACGCTCATTGCTATATGGAATGACTCGTGACATATATTTCTCATTATTAAATCATCGTCGCTCGAAAAATTCCAAAGTATGGCGAATTTATCGTCATCATCCCTATCCCTTACCAAATTTGCGAAAGACGCCTCCTTGTCCATATCATCCTCATCTCCCCATTTCCCCTCGTGTTCAGGCTCCATATTTTCGAAACGATCACACAATGTCTTATAATCCAACCCAACCGTGATAATCAACTTCAACGGATATATCACTAAATCAAACTCCATCTCTCTCATAATTTCTTTAATTTTTCTACAACCTCAAAACACATCTTACACTCAATCCTACGATACAACTGCCTTACGCCATCTATCGTAGTCCAATAACGATTCCCATCACGACGCAAGAACTCGCTCATGACCTTAGTGTCAGCCACATCATGTAGGTCGTATGAGTCAAAACATAACTTACATATATCGTCAAGATCAAAATAAGTAACCTTATTATACGACATACAACGGATTTGTCTTCCATCAGGGATCTGAACATCGAAAACATTTATCTTCTCCATATTAAAAAATAGAGGGATACCGATCCCATCACAGACCTGTATCCCTTTATAATAAATTAGCGATGAAAAGCATGGTGATGGACATGCGCCACAAATGTAATTACAAATTTTGTAAAAACAAAGCAGTTCCATGGTTAAATGTCCCTGATGAACCGCACACTATAACGGCTGCCCTTACTGCTGCCGTTCACGCTGCCATCTTTGAAGTACACGCGATGCCCGCTGTTGGAGTCAAACTCTGAGCTAACCCAATAGGCTTTGGATGGACTGAGTTGTTGTCCACCAATAGCCGATAATGCGTTATTGACACTCGTCAAGTTCATAAATATTAACGCAAGTTGAGCGCATGATGGGATATACCAATCATCATATCCTTTAGCGTCAGCACTAGCTAAGAACGTATTAAGCACATGGCCAATTGTCGCATAGGAAGTATAAGACCCACCACCGGTAGTCACCCCTTTTAATACATTGGAATTGGCTTTCCCATTCCAATCAGATAAAGCCCCGCTTGTCCAGGCAGTAATATTTGCCGAAAGGTTAGGGGTACCATTGTATGAACCCGACTCCGGTTTTAGGTAACCTCTAATATCACTTCCATCTACTTTGTCATAATTTGTAATGCCGGTCTGATCCGTACCATATCCACCCCAATAAAAAATGGAAGTGCTGTCCTTCCCGGCTCCGGCTGTTACATAGCTTTCATTAAGATCCTCATATTTCTCAATCATAAATCTCTTACCTTGAGCGTTAAGGACAACGCCTATACAATCATCGGAAGGTGTGTACGTTATACTTCCATCAGGGCGAACATAAGAAATAAGGCAAGTACCGTTGCACTGACACGGAGCGTCACTCTTCAACACCCCATACACCCGATTGTCGCTAGTCAGCCACCGTTTACCGTCGCTTGTGATATAAGCCTGCCTACATCCCTCCTGATTCACCGTAAGCGTCTTCTTAACGCCTTTGGGGGTTGTTATCTCCAACTCAAGAGTACGGTCAAGACCTTTGTTCATTACCGAGCCAAAGGAAACAGCGGCGCTACCGGTCCCGGACCCGGGGCTGACGGTCAGAGGCTGGTCCGTCACCTCGCCTACCCCGTCCTTCCAATTAATATTCAAATCATTAGCCATAGTTGTATTATTTTTGTTCTATTGCAAAGATAGCAAAACAAATAAACCCCAACCGGCTTTAGTCGATCGGGGTCTGAGTAAGCGAAAAGAAACTGATTATCGTCCCATCATTCTCAATACGGTCCTAGTCGCTGCTTGCGCCCAAGTCCAGCTGTCATTAGATGTTACGTTAACCGTCTGTTGAGTACCATTTACATCCAAGTTAATAGTCTCCTTGTCAAGCTCGATAGTAGAGTCTCCAGCGGCTTGCGTTACCGTCACGTTGGCTGTCTGGCCACCAGCGGCAGTTACCTTCAATGTAGCTGTCAGTTCCTCGATCGTGACGTTGGCCGGTACGTTCGAGATCGTGATGCTCCAAACGAACTCGCCAGCGGCTCCGGGATCGGCGCTCCGTTAGCCGTAGTCTTTCCAGCCGCCGTGTAGTTAGCCGGGAGCTGTAACGTAAGCCCGTTCTCCTCAGCCGGCGTGACCGCGAACGTAAGCTTAGTACTGTTAGACTTACCGGTGATGGTAACATTACCACCTGTCTTTTGTACGGAAGCGTTAGGGCTGTCTGATCTTACCACCTCAGCAGCCGCTGCCTGATTAACTACCAACGCCTTCTTAGCCCCGCCGTTCGTGGTGACCGTAAGGTTGATAGTGCGTTGAAGACGACCGGTGTGTTTCTCACCGGAGAAATTAACCGCCTGATCTCCTGATCCTGATACCGGGTCGACGGTTACGAAACCGAATTTTTGTGATGCCATACTTAAATATATTTACAAATGTCATTTTATTATGCCAAAAATAACTTATATCATATCACAAGCCAAATATAGGGGGGGGGTAGATACAACTAGCCCTGTACAACCTCAACATACAACCCGATCAAGTCCTTTAGATTATGACTAAGAGGAGTTCCGCTATCCCTAGTACACTTATATACATCAGCGTTCTGGATGTAATATTTATCCTTGAATATCTCCATTGGAGGGAAATACGGGATAGGGTCTTCTATAGTGCCGGCATGCTCCTTATCAACGACCTTATACAAGGAGGCCGTATCCAATCCGGGTTCCCATTCCTTTGATAATGTATGTTGTTGAATAACCTCATAAAGGATATCCGTATCGCCCTTCACCACCCTGAGACAGAATCCGGCATCCACCGACAACCCGAACTCCGCCCCTTCTTGTCCCCATATAGGGAATAGAACCTTAACATCCAGTTTCTCATTAGGGGATAAAGATATAGTCTTGTTATTAACCACCATTCTGGAGAATCTGACAGCCACTTTCTGAGGATCGGAGACATCTTTCTCCTTTGCCTGTTGCCGGACATAAGTCATGGTGATATTTACCTTATCTGGATAGCCGGACTGAGCGTCAATAGCCCTCACCTGCTCTACGGTAGTGGCTAAGCTTACTTCCCTCTGTTTGGCTCCTAACGCCGACATCAGGTCATTATCATACTTATCCATCATCCCGATCAAGATCTTGCCTTCCGTCATATCAAACTTCAGACCCATGATCGTTATCTTACCAGCTATAGCCCCATCAGCCAAAGCGTTACGCCTATCATATTCAGGGATATAGATATTTTGGTCATCCAAGAAAAACTCATGAAGATTATTATTCTCATAAGTCCTGATCTCCTCATACTTAGCCGATTTCTCCTCATTAAGAAGCCTTGAGTCATCCAATTTAGCCTCGATAATCTCCTTAACCGTAGCTTTAGGATTAGCCTCCTTGAACGCCAATTGCTCCTCCCCAAGCTCTATCCATGGGGCGGGATTCCCGTTAATGTAATCATCATAACTATAGCCCTTGGCGTAATTATCATCAAGCGGATCGTCCTGAACTAATTGATTGGGATATATTTCCCTGTTTATATATACGTAGCTCATATCTTATATCATTAATCTTGTTCTTTAACGGCGATACTATACTTACCTGAAGCGTAACACCAGATATTTATCTCGAAAGGCTTGTTAGCCGTAGTGGTTATAGAAGTACCACTCATGCTTACATAATCCCCGGAGTTGGGTATAGCCTGCGTGAAGGCCGCCGACGGGACGCACCTGATCATCAGCTCCTCCCCTATCTGCATCCCTGACTGCACGGATAGGGTGGTAGCGGCTGATAACGTAGCCGTGATACTTCTCTTGCTAATAGGCAGGTAAGCTAATGTCGTGACCGTATTAACCCCTATAAGCCTGTTCATGGTCTTCTTATCGGCGGCCGCCATCAAACCGTTAGTAGACTCATTGGCCACGGCATATGTCGTGTTAGGAGGTGTAGCCCAAGTGCCATCTCCACGCATGAAACTGGATGTACTGCCATTAAGCTGTCTCAACAAGCCGTTAGCTGTAGTAGAGGCCAATCCGTATGTGGTATTAGTAGGTACAACCCATGTCCCGTCACCACGAAGAAAGGACGTCTGCTTACCAGCGGCGGGAGCCGGAACTAATCCGGCGGCAGAAGCCGTAGCCGCCTTCATATTGGCGTAGGTAGTATTCGTATCCTTATAATAGGGGATACCACCCACGATAGGACAAGCCGTATATCCAGAGGCGCTTGTCACGGTACTGCCGTTCTTGACCAACCCCGTGGACCCGTTAGCTCCTACAACACCATACGTTGTATTAGTATCCGTCCAAGGCACGTTGACATACATCTTACCACTACTATCCAACTCCACCGGATAATTCTTACCATTCTCAGCATATCCGATCATCACCAATCCTAAGGTTGTGGTATTGGCCTTGGCGTATGTGGTATTTGTCGGAATCACCCACGTACCATCGCCACGAAGGAAGGAGGCTTGCTTGCCGGCGGCCGGAGCGGGTACCAATCCCGCCGATCCTGCGGCTGAGGACGTTGCTCCTCCCATGTTACTATATGTGGTGTTAGGAGGAGTTTGCCATGTCCCATCACCACGAAGATACTTGGCTTGCGCTCCGGCGGCAGGTGCGGGGACCAAACCTGCCTTTCCCGCCGCTGAGGCAGAAGCGGCTCCCATATTGGTGTATGTCGTGTTGGTATCCGTCCACGGAACATTCACATACATCTTACCATTTCCGTCAAGAGCTACCGGGTAATTCTTTCCGTTAGCTGAATACCCGATCTTAACAAGACCCAGATTATCGCTTGTAGCTTGGGTATAAGTCGTGTTACTGTCAGTCCAAGGGACATTGACGTACATCTTGCCATTAGCCAATAGCACAGCGTAGTTCTTTCCATTAGAAACATAGCCGATCTTAACCAATCCTAAGGTGTCGGCCGTGGCTTCATTATACGTTGTGTTATTATCCGTCCACGGAACGTTAACGTAAGCGTTGCCGGACGAATCCAGTTGCACCTTATAGTTCTTCCCGGAAGTCGTATATCCTACCTTAATACCGCCAAGAACGGTAGCGGAGGACGTGGGAGGGGTGAAGGTACTTGGTTTGCCCGTAACCCCGGACCAAGGCACGGAGGAAGCCTGACTGGCCGTGTAAGGCTCATACCCATCCTCACTGCTTAATTTAGACTCGTCTTTTATCAGATACATCTTACCTGTAGACGTGACCTTTACCGTATCACCACTTTGAGCCGTAGCGGTGGTAAGGGCGAATCTAGCCGTATCATCAGCTACCACGATCAATCTCTCCAAAGCCGCCTTAGGTAACCTATCTATGCTGATGGTTCCGGACGCGATCTTAGAGGCATCAAAATTAGCCAATGTCGTGGAGATAGTTACGTTGCTTCCGAAGTCCGATGAGACACTACCAGTAACAGCCCCGGACAGCGCTATGGTCCTAGCCGCCCGTAATTTAGTGGCGGTAGGGGCATTATCCGTCTTAAGAGCATATTTGGTAAGATCAATATCATTAGCCTTATCCAAAAGCTGCTCTATCTGATCACCATTGTATTTACCTTGAAAATCTGCCATATTACACTTATTTTTTTGCTCAAATATAGTTATATACATAAATACCAAGAAATATAGGGGGGGGGTAGATGCGGGCAGGCGTTAGAAGCTGCCGTCCCCGTGCAGGAATCCGCTACGGAATATAATAGCCTTGTCTTTAAGTTTCTGGACAGACTCCCATTCCCATTCACCCTCACAAGGCTTAACGACATACTTATTCCCCCATGTCTTGAACTTCCTCTCTATAACAAACATCTCCGGGTCATTAAGGACATGGAAGATACTTCCGACAGGGAAATACTTATCAGTTCTCAATATAACTCGATGATGTCTCTCGTCATATTCAGGATCGCCTACGATACGTGCCTTATAAAACTGGAAATCATTCAACGTCTGATCCACTGGCTCTATCCAATAATACCCCTTACCCATTGCAGTTTGTATTTAATTATCTATATTTGCGGTGTAGTAGTAACTCATAATGTTTTAAGTGATTTTCAACCAAAGGGAAGGGTGTCCGTGAGGATACCTTTTTTCATTCCCGCCCACCCTTCCTATGAACAAAAGATCTACCTCGAACAAATGTAATCATAATAAGGCTACGATCAAAAAGAAACCCTATCGGTATTCTATTGCCGACAGGGTCCTTCCAACGTTGTATCAAACCTAAATCATATCACTCCATTTGATTGTGTCACCGACGAAGCACCGCACCGCCAGATACCTTACGAACGCCGTCCCTTCCGGGGCGTCAGGGTCTTCCAGATAAGCCAAGACAGCCTTGACTATTTTCTGGTCGCAATCCAATACCTTAGGAAAGTAGTCGCTATAGAACATAGCGAACAGATATTGGATATCTCCCCAAGTGGCGTTATCAGGTTTCTTGGCCCCGCATTTATCGAACATCTGCTTAGCGTCCTCCATCGTCCATCTTCTCTTGGACCCGTCGGCGTTAAGCATCTTGTCAGCGGCTTCCCTAGCCAGCTCCTTGGAAAAGTGATATCCATGGGTGTCTATATACCGCTTATAATCCGGGTCATCGGCGTCTGCTCCTCAGTAGTAACGACTCCTGCGTCCCCTGCGCATATACGGTTCGGTACCTTCGTACTCGTCACGGATGCCACGCTCACCGAACCATCCCCTGCGATACATCTCGTCCTCACGTTCATGGAGTCTCTCGCGTTTCTCAAGCTCACGCTCGTCACGTTCCAGCTCCCTCTCGCGTCTTTCAAGATCACGCTCACGGCGTTCTAGCTCATCCATTCTGCCGTCATGCTCCTTGCCATAGTGGTCGTATATTCCACCACCATAACCCATGTAAGTCCCATCCGAACGTCTGCTACGTCCACGGCCGCCTCTACGATCGTAGATCTCATCATCGTAGTCCTCATCGTGACCGCCGCCTAAATCTATAACTCTCATCTTAACCTAATTTTTTAATTAACAACTCTTTTAGCTCATCGAAAGAGGATCCCATCCTATCGACTTTCTCCTCAAGATTCTTGATCTTCCGGTCTTGATCCTTAGTCTGCTTAAAAGCCGGATTGATTTCCTCAAGGATCGAATCACAAGCCTCTAGTGTCCTCCTATGCTTATCGATACTATCGAGAATATCGGAGCTGGTTCTCTTAGCGGCGTTAAGCTGGTTCATGATCGGATCGACCGAGCAGGCCAAAGTTATGTTATTGGACATAGCGACATCCCTGCTCTCCGGTACGACATAGGTCATGGAAGACCCGTTTATCTCCACGGTAAGGTCTATCACCCTATCCTGTAGTTGCTGATATTGCCCCATCTGACCCATCTGGGGTTGCTGGAACCTAGGCTCGGATACGTTAACCACATTCCCCATCCTGAACACCGGAACATCGGACGTATCCAGCGTATATACTTGAAATCCTTTCTTTAAGTCTCTAAACATATCTCGATTTTTAAGCGGGAGGGAATACCCTCCCATTAGACATCCAATCTAACCTATTCCTCATCAACAGTCGTCTCCGACGCTGATGCGGCGGTTGTAGGCACACAGCAATCCATGAGCCTCAATACACCCCTTACCTTGTTGAAATAAACAAGGCGTTCGGTGTTGTTAACCATAGCCGCTCCGGTCACAGCCACGTTGATCGGATTCACCACAGCCACGCCGGTTACCGGGCAGCATGTGTCATCACCTACCGTGGATACGGTGCTGTTCGCTGGGACAGCTATCTGTACTGGCAATGTCTCGCCTGTTGTCGGAACCACCTGCCGGATTTTCAGCAGCAGAAGGCCCTCGCATGGCAAGGACAGCCATATCCTTGGGTTGATGCCGAAGACGGTGTTGGTAGTAGTCACTACCACGTTCTTCGTAACCAACTCATAAAGAGACCCTATTTTAGAAACACAAGCCATAATAGCCTCCTTCCTTTATAGAGTTAAATAGCGGCGTTTCCGTTGTTGCAGCATCCATTGTTGCACCCACATCCGCAATTACCTCCATAAAATGCCTGACCCCATCCATAAGTCTGGTAAGGAGAGCATGAAGGATAAGCCGGCACAGGGGTAGGTCTCAACTGGTTGATCAAATTCTGAGTCTGTTGCTGAGTCAACGCGGAGGCTTGGTAAGCCGACCTTTCATCACGCAACTGATTGATCGTATTCTGCATCTCACGCATTTCCAATTGACAGAATTTATCATTAATCAAGGTTGTTTGAGCATCAATCTTAGCGCTCAAGATATTGAACCGACTCGTGGCTTGCTCACGATTGTTCGTCAATCCTTGATTAATAGTGTTTTGTAACGTGTTAGTCTGATTCAATGTCTCAAGACGATTCTCATAACCTTGATTGTTGATCATCTGCTGAGTCTGGCAAGTGCTTTGGTTGATCAAAGAACTCAAATTGCAGCAGCAAGAGCTAATTTGATTACCGATCTCACAACCTTGTTGCTGTACGGCGTTAATAACAGCCTGAGAGGTCATACCTACCTGACCAGCTACCTTATCGATAGCGCCTTGTACGTTACAGATAGCGCTTTGCAATTGAGAGTCCGATCGTATCTGGACTTGCCCTTCTTGTGGTGCCGTAAATGACAGGGATCTGCTAGCAGCTAGGAATATAAAGAAATTTGGGTTAGAAAAACAGAATCTTCTAACCCAATAAAATACGTCACCGGTGGTGAACCGGGTAGGGGACGTGGAGTCGCTGGCGTTGGCCGGGACCTTGAAGCGTCAAAATGTACTGGTGTAAACTGGTATATAATCACCTTAACCACACGAAAAATCTCGCATTAATTTATTTGTATTAGCAGTGTATTCATTAATTATCTTACTGGATGAGGGATTATCCTCTATCCTTGACAGGCGGTTATCGTCACTTCTTACCGTAACGTCACCTATCTTTCGTACCATACTATCCTGATATGATGATGGGTCCGAATATATAAAATTATCCACGAAGCTATATATCCCGCCATTAACCGTCTCACCTATCTTCTCATATAAGCCGGATTGGAACGACACGAAATCATCATACCTTCCACGAGCCAAGAACGAACCGTCCGGTCTCGCCTCGACACCGCCGTTGACCTCCCGGAGCAGACCCGGATTCCTTTGGTACAGATACCTGTAAAACCCGACATCCATCATCCTATCCTGTCTATCCATATAGAAAAGATCCCTCATGCTGCTGTCACCGGACTCGATAGCCACGTCAAACAGAAGATCCCTTACCTGACCTTCCGGCAACGACATCTCCATGCTTTTTAACGTACCTCTGTCATGGTGGTTCAAAGATACATTATAAAATCCATTAAAATCAAGGAAACGTAAGACATTATTATATAAATCCGATTTTTTTAACCTTTCCTTGATCTGGATCTTCCTCAACGATGTACAGGATTTGATAAAATCCCGATCCTTTCCCTGCCTAGCCTCGTATCTCCTGAACTCCCGATCAATATCGACATCATCCATCTTAGGGGTTACGGGATGCTGGTATATCAATCTGGTAAGAATCATATTCTCGGTATTCGAGGATGAGATATTGGACATAACCAGCTTCTTTATATTATCCCTGACCACGCCAATATCAGAACGGGAAGCCCCGGCGGGAACCACGCCAGCCGGCAAGTACGAGGGCCGCTCTATCCCGATATCGGCCAACATCTCATAGGCCTGATCGGTGTCGGTTATCGGGGCTGTGTTATGGTACGTATTCCTACCCATATACAACATGCTCCTATCATACATATCGGAAGGGGATGTATTCCCGGACCTTACATACACCATCCTATCACTGGTAGAATAAGTATCCTGAACCTCGTATATCGGATTCCCTTTTCCTGTTATCCTATCAAGATCGGAGATAAAGCTATCGTATACCGAATTGCCGGCCTGTATGGAAGATAACATGACATCCAGCGACGCCATAAGATCACGGATATCCTCCGGTCTGGATATAACCATCTCATCGCTGATCGCCTCGCTTATATCCACGCCCATGTCGGCAAGATCCATAGCTATGTCATATAGACGTCCGGTAACGTCCTTGATGTCCTTAAAATCGTCCATATCGATTATCTCCCCAACCTTATCCCTTAGACCTTTCATGTCCTTAGGCATACTGATATATGGTATGGTATTGTAATAGTGTGAGTCGGTAATCGTATTTCCATCCTGATTCCTAACCTCCATACGGGTCATATTACGATACGTGTCATACATCCGATCGGCGTAATCCTGATCCTCCTGATACCGGAGCGCCAAGGAAGGGTAGGGGATGGAGGCGAAAGCCTGATCGAACTCCCGGCGGTCACTGATACCGCCTACCGCCCTCATGATCGTATCCCTTACCTCTATTGGATTCAAGCCCCTTCTCTTTCCTAACGAGTCATATGTATCCTCATATATCATATAATCATCACCAAGGCCCGACTCGGAGGACAGGAAATACATATCCTTCTCATTAAGATCCCCGTCAGACATAAAATCGACAATCCTCCTCATCATACCCCTTACCCGATCATACTCCGATCGGTTAGTCATGATATTATCAATCTCATCAGCGTCATACATCCCCGATCGCTCAAGATTGTACCTATTGAGGAATATATCACCGCCTGAAAGGAAATTAGATACGATCATATCATTAAGATCATTGATATTATCGACGCCCAAGGAAGTAAGGGTGTTATTGATATCCTTAACCTCATCGGCCATGAAATTGCCAGCGAAATAGTTCTTCCGCTTGATAAAGGACATGACATCATCATACCTAGGTTCCCCATTACTATCCAGATCATATTCTGATGACATGGACATCCAGTCGCCAAAGAAAGACACGAAGTCGGGAGAGTAGGCCGTACCCCAGACCGATAAGGCCTGCTTCTGGTCGCCCAGCACCTCCATAGCCCTTTGGTATAACCCGGATGGTTGGTCGTTCGGGGCAAGGACATTATCTACCCCACCCTCCTTATTTTTTATAACATAACAAGATCTTCCCATTGCTAAAACGTTTTGTTACAAAGATAAACAAAATCCCGCCTACTCTCACGAGCGGACGGGGTACTAAATAACAACATAATAACAAACCTTATGTTTACTCTGAAAAAGTACAAATCATTTTGCCGATCCTCACGGACAAACAAAAACTAAATCCTAAAAACAAAAAAAATGAAACTTATCGTTTAGCGAAAATATCTTTATCTGATCTACTCAGAACCCTACCTTTCAATTCCAAGAACCTAGGCATCCATTCCTTAGATATCTTAGACACGATCCACTGGAATCCCTTAGGAGTCACATAAACAGTGTTAGTTCCATAAAACTCATCGTCATCACGATATCTGTAACGAGCATAACCACGATCTATCATCCTTTGGGATAACAACCATCTTTTACCGGTTTTAGCGAAGAACTTATTATCCTCAAGCAATATCCGGAGATTCTTCTCCGCTATATCATATCCATGAGCCTCTAACTTTTCCCGAACCTCTCTGATCAACATATCTGTCTCTTGGGCTATTTCGGCTGTCTTAGCGAACTCAACCATAGGAGCCTGTTCTTTGATAATATTATCAGATATCCTTTTGGCTTCCTCTGCCGCTTTCTTCGCCTCAGCTAATGCCTTTTTCTCCTTTTCAGATTTAAGTAACGCCTCTAATGCCTCTATATAATCAGATGGAAGATCGTTTCTGCTTATATCAGAGTTATTCCTATTTATTGATGTATGCCCTTTCAATAGAAGTTCCTTTATCTTGTCTGCACACCATAACTTAAAATCTATACTAAGCCATTGAGCAAAATCTATAGCTATATCTTCATGCAGCCATACTCCACCTCCAAAAGCTGGCATTCCAGTCTTCTTTATAACTAACTGATTTTCAGATTTACCAGTTTTTCTGGTAATTGCACTAACCAGCTCATTTGCAGATGTTAGCGATAAATAATCATTTGGTCTTCTATTGAAGTGTTTAGCCATCTCTGTGGCATTAATATAAGTCGTTCCATTGATCGTCTTAAAAGTCACCTCATTTCCATCATAACTAAAAATCTCAGATAATTCACTCATAATATAAAAACAACGAGAGCCATTGGCGTCCGTTATTCCACCAATAGCCCTCATCTATCGCCTACGCCTAGGCGAGTTAATATCTTCTTATGGCCCAATAACGGATGGACACCGCAAATATAAGACCTTATTTTGAAACTACAAACAAACAAGAGATATTTTTACAAAAAATGTAATCAGCCATATTCCTCTGTCATATATAAAGCGTAGCTATACCTATCCTCTATCATCTCCACCACCTTCTTGATATCAGATAAAGTTAGTTTCTTTATCTCCATATTCCTACTATCCATCCTGACAAAAGAGTTCTTGAACTCCTGCTCGGTTATGGCATCCAACCTAAATAGATTATATTTTATAAGTAACTGGGTTACGTCAAATATCAGGATATTAAGATCAATATCATCCTTCAACTCATCAAGAAGATCACGCATCATGACTTTGATAGCATCAGTATCAAGTTCCAGTTTATCGGCCTCCTTCATCAACTTCTTGATAATACCATTGTGCTCGATTATGATGTTAGCGTTATCATCATCGGTAGGTAGAAGGATATCCATCGTACATTTTATACCAACCTTATCACTAAGTCTTTTATTGAACTCAATCATATAATCAAAAGCCTGATCCCTGCTTAATGAGTATGTATGATCAAGCAACTGCTTTTGTCTGACCTTGACAAAATAGTTACTGGTGTATAGCATCATCAAGACCTTTACTCGCTGGATGCGTAGGTCTTGCATGATCTTCCGATGTAAAAAGGCATCTAATTGCATAATATAAAGAGTCCCCACCGGGGCCATCACACACCCGACAGGGACCAACTTTTAAATATCTTACTCGTCAGGTGATGGACTGACACCGCAAAGATAAATCAAGATAATTTATTTAGCAAGGATCATCGGCTTCTTTTTCTCCCGATACTATATTACCTTCGGAAGCCAAAGACTTATCCTCGGCCGCCTTCGTAGGCGAGGCGAACTCCGATTGGGAACCGGGCGGGTTGACGAACGGGGTCTCCGTATCCTCGAAGAACGTCTCATCCCTCCTAATACTCATCCTGAACTTAGGGGCTATGAAAGGATCGTTATTAAGATCGATGTTGATCGTAACGTCATTCATCAAAATATCCTCCTTGGTCCTAGAATCGCCTATCCATCCTCTTACATCAGCGGTCATAGGCATCTTACTAGCGGCTTCCTTGACAGCCTTTAACCGTCCCTTGATAACATCCACGTCTCCCGCCAACGGAATCATATATGTCTTGTTATCCAGCCCTGATCTGGCTATAGCGTTGTTAAGATCCATTATATCATCAATACTTACTCCACCACCTAGACCCTCTATAATTCTGTCAGCCATCGATCCGATCATAGATGAGAATGATGATGTATCCTGATTTTTCAATCTTACGGGGTACAGGTAATTTCTTCCATTTCCTGTCTTTATAGCTACGACCGGGATACGTGAATCTTTATAGTCACCATACTTGTCCCTGACGATAGCCGTACAGAACGGGAATATATTATACTTAATATCATCCCTCATCGTAACCTCCCCATTCTCTATATATCCTACGCTCTCGATTTTACCAACCGTCTCGTTGGTAAAATCATTCTCGGATACCATCAACGTACCATTATCATCACTTACGCTAAAATTAGGTCTTCCCGGCAAAACACTGGTAACTGTACCTACGAACGGTATATCAATCTCGCCAGTAACAGATCCTATATTATCCCTATATAACTCAAAGGCCCTACTCCTTAAATCAGCATTACTTCCTTTTGAATCCGGGTCATTGGCTTTCAGTACCGAGACGAAATTGCCGTCGCTATCCACGATCTTAATAACCATATTATCAACCAGCTCTCGGTAAGCCGACTTAGTCTCATCAGAATTAGGGTCAACGGCGTTAAGGCTATTGTATTTATCATACAATTCCTTGGTATATGGATCTGACATATCCATCTTAAACCTTACGATATTATCCTTACGGAGATTAGCTACGGCTTCCTGATTCACCGACTCGTTGTTAGATCCAAACGTATCACCCGTATAATAAGGGACAATAGATCCATCCTGCCCCTTGCGATACACCATGAACCAGATGGAGGTCGACAAGGCGGTTTGCCGCCCCAATATGACACCAGTAGCGTTCTCGAAAGCCTGAGCGTCATCCTCGCTAATCATCCATCTTGAGTGGTTATCTGACTCTATAACAGTAAATATGTCGGTTCCGTTGGTGAAATCCATCACCCTCCCATTATCAGTATCAGTGGCATCAGATCTTTTAAGCCCAAGACTGTCCATAAACCTGTCAAGTCTCATTCCGCCAACTTCATAATACATAACCCCACCGATCTCTCTCTTCTGAGCCATCAACACCACCGGATTCTGGGCGGCGTTAACTTCCGTCCTGCCGGTGGATGTCCCGGGTTCGCTCTCTGTGAGGACATCACCCATAGGTATGGATTTATCGTAATCCTTGACAGCTATACTTCCGTTATCATACAACCTCATCCATTCCACGAATTGAAGAAGAGGCCCATCGGAATAATTATTGATAATATCAATAGCCTCATTAAGCTTATCCTGATCAATCTCATTGCCATTGTCAGCCTCATTCATAAGATCATTATAAGTCTTTATAGCTTCTTTGATCTGATCCTGATCAAGACCATTGATATTCATATCTACAATATCATCAACAGCGTCCTTGATATTATCATAAATATTATCATGGATCTTCAATCTATCTATTATCGATCTAGCCTTATTGATCCTTGAAATAGGATTATCCCCAAACCCGTTAACTAGACTATCGACACGAGTCTTGTTATTATCATATATCTGTCTCTCCCTAGGAGATAAGACATCCTCATTACCGTTCCATATCTTTATAGCTATATTATTGATTCTATCGTCAGAAGGATTTATGATATCCTCATCATCAGGAACCCTCTCGACTATATTACCTTCATCGGTCTTAATCTCGTTCTCCATAGATCTGGCTATCATATGATTATATGTCTTGAACATAAATGCCTCATCCTCTCCTATAAGACCATCTTGGTAAGCCTTGTCTATAGCTTGGTCGTTGGCGTAAAGATCATTGGCATCAGGATTATCAGTATTCCTGAAATCATACTTGCTATCATCCTCCTCATAAGTCTTACCCCATACGTTCGATAATATCTTCATGAACCCGCGCTCCTGCGCCCGGATGAATCTTCTGTCACGCATACGACGAAGAGACTCGTTTATATTCTTATAAGCCACAAGATTATGACGATACTCACTAAGCAATGCCATAGCCTCCTTATAATTATCAACCCCACGGATAGATACGACGTTCTCAAAATCAGCTATAGTATCATAAGCCGCCATAAGATCAGCGGCACTGATCCTTGAATCATTTCTATTTAAGAACAACTTAGATATATCAGCCTCTGAGTTAATTAACGTAGTTAATTTCCTCTCCAATGCGATCCTATCCTCTGTTAATTTAAGAAGCCTATCATTCTCCTTGACCAACTTAGCCTTATCAGATTCAAGAGCGTCCTTCGACGCGACACTTTGTTGAAGCCTCAAGATATTCTTCTCCATCCTCTGTATATCATCCGTAAGCTTCCTGAGTTCTTCAAGATCCCTGCTCGAATCAGGATTAAGACGAGAATATATATCAAGAGCGGGGCCTATATCCGTATTGTATATCCTTCTTAACTGATTGGCAATATCGTTCAAATTATCCTTCGCCTCAAGGCCATTATAAGCCATATTGGAGATATAGGCGTTAAACGACCTATTGGATATACCATCGGTAAGGGAGTCGGCGAATCTGTTGGCCATAATGAAATTATCCACCTTCTTATTAAACTCGTTGACAAGATCGGCTTTATACTCATTGACCTGCTCATCCGTCATATTCATATCGGACGCTATATCGCTATTAGGTATAGATTCGACTACCGTCCTGAAATTCTCCTTCGTATCATCCAGCATCCCCATCTCCGAATCATAACGGAGACGATTGAATACGGCGTCACTAAAATCCTTGTTTATGATCCTACCATCACTCTCGTACGATGTGTCTACGCCAGATAATTGAGCGTTAAGAGCCATACTGCCACGAATAGCACGGACAGCGGCCTCGGTCAAGGCGCCGGCATTGGCGTTGTAGGCCTCCACCATCCCCTTGTTCCGGGACATGTCTTGGCTCCATTCCTTTATACCTCCAAAGGTCTTTACACCCATAACCGATCCGATAATCATACCGATGCCGATCTCCTTCCAGCCTTGACTAGACCCGTACGTCTCCTTGAACCCATTCTTTATAGCCTCCATATAGCCTATATTCTGCCGGATAGCCATAGGATTGTATCTTGATTCTACCCAATCCTTGGCGGACTTACTAGCCACTCCCTGAAGACCTTCCTCATACAGACCCTCTGACACTGGGCGCTTGATGATATTGAACGTATTTCCGGCTACCTTCTGCCATTTCTTTGGTGTTATGGCTCTTAACGTACCGTTATCCATCCTCTCGGCACCTACGCCAAATATATTGCGTTTTATGAACTTATCCACACCAAGATCCATGCCGAACATATCGCCGAACATAGCTATATTGGATAATGACAATATGCCGACGTTGGCGGCAAATACGGCATTAGCGGCATTGGCATTGTCAGCTCTGAACTTCATAAGCTCCTCATATGGGACTTCCCTTCCATAAGCGTTACGGTAAGACTGCCTGAAATTCTCCTCAGCCTCCATCAGCATGCTTCTGGCCTCGACAGACGCCTCCCACGAGGTAGATGTGCCAAGGAAAGCGAGGGTGTCCAGTCCCTTGCCTATCCTCCGTCCCGTACGGGCGGCCCTAAGGTAGACGCCGAACGCTTTCTTGGTATCCGAAGCCGCTTTGCCTATCCTAGCCAAAGCCACGCCCGCCCTAGCTCCCGTACGAGCTAAGTTCATCAATCCAGCGCCGGAATATACGGCTGACGATAACATGGCTCCAGCGGTAAAAGCAAGACCGGATAAAAAATCGTTAGACCAGAAATTAGCCGTGGTCATGCTTTGAAGGAAATTCATATCCCGCTCCTCACGATTGTAATAATGAGCAAGACCGTAATCCATCTTCTTGTCCTGATCATCCAACCATCTCGTGAAATCGTTATCAAAAACAGCGTTAAAATTACCTCTGGATACACCGGCGTAAATACCATAAAAAGGCTGAATAACACCACCTAATCCATACAAAGCGGCCTTACCTACAAATTTCCCCAAACCTCTCATCCATTTTTCAGTCCTACCTTGACTCCTAGATAAACGTGTGTCATTATCTACACCGGGGATATAAGACTCGTATTTAGGTATCCAAGTACCGCTACTAAGTCGATACCTTGAATCCTCCAACGATATCTCCGGACCAGTAAGATTAAACCTGCCCTTATAGCTTTGATCAGAAGCCATATATCCTAATGGGGACATATGTTTCATATCATCATAATAATTTGTCTTAACAGTATTCTTGATCCTCTCCGACAATGACGGTATCTGGGACTTTGATCTCTCGGAAGCGGAATACGGATCCAATACCGGAGGCAGGTCACGATCCGGTATATCATAGGGATCCGTACCAATAGCCTTTATATTATCTACGTTTATGGTAGGATATCTGTACTTCTCGGCAAGATCCTTTCCGTTAGAGGTATTATTATAGATTTCCATTGTTTCCATTATTTCCACTATTTCCGTTATTCCTGTTTCTTATCTCCTGATCAATCATATCAGCTATGGGCGAGATGAAGCTCTCGAAATCATCAGTAGTAGATCTTCCCTCGCTCCTCCAATACACCTCATTCTCCTTGCTAAGTATCTGTTGCCATGCCATGACCAAATAATACTGCGGGCAGAAGTCGATCTCCCTTGCTACCTCATCAGCATAGTTAACGCCATCCAGATCAATTGAATACAACGGGGTATTACCCTCTCTAGCCCCTCCTTTGCTATATATATCAACATTTATCCCAGAAGAACCATTATTATACTTATATCCGGAAGCCCTTAACTCGTACATAGAAGCGTTATCGAACAACACGTCAGTAGCGATCATCATCTGATTCTTCCTGATATTACCGTCATTTATATTCGTAAACATATCTATATAAGGCATTACCGTGTCCTTGGCCCCGCTAGCGTAAGCGAATGGAGCTACCAACAATGACTTAGCCATCTTCCCATAAGCGTTGTTGCTTGAGCTGGCGAAAGATATGGGTACGACACCGGAATCATAGGTCTCGGACGGGATGCTTACATCCTCTTTGTAGAAAGTAAGTCCATTCGCAGCCAGATCAGCCTCGCTTACCTCAACAACAGATCGACCATCACCTCCATTATTGCCAATGATCTGATAATTACCATCACCTATAGGGGATATGGTAAACGTTATCTTCGTATTGGCATTATCCTTATCCTTGGGGATAAAACCGCCACCACGGGTGAACAGGTCACTAATCTTTATATAATCATACTCGGCTTGGCTTTTAGACGGATAATCGCCGGAGAAGATATACTCACGCTCGGCGTACTCATGACGATATTGTCTCAAGTAATCCTCGCCGGCTCGCTTGGCGTCATCAGCCAACCTTCCCAGATCGCCACGACTCCATTTGTGCCTAAACACATCGTATTGTTCTTTCTGCATTTCGTCATACATGGCCTTAGCTACGGCCACATTCCTTTTATTGCCATCAGACAGCCCATCAGTCAGCACCTTTATCATATTACCGTCATCAGAAACATCCATAGGAATAAGAGATAATAAATTAATATCATCCAATGTCAATGACGTACCCATCAAATCATTTATCCTATTCACCAATACAGCCGCCTCTCCAGAATTGACATCCCCTAAAACAATAGGGTTATGGACACCAGGAGTGGCTGCATGAATAAGATCGGTCATTTTAACACTATTACTAAGAATAGAGCTATATGCCGATAATTTAGCCCAATCATTTAATGTTATGTCATTTATCCCATCTATATCAAAAACCTTATCACCATTGCTGTTGATATCTTCAAGATTAAATGTCCCAAATCCGTAACTAACATCTATGCCTGATCCACCAAAAGATTTAGCCTCTTTCTCGACTATAGCGTCAACGCCATCCAAAACAGCGTTCTCCGCCTTATTGAATCCATCATTGATCTTATTATACTTCCCTCTTTGGGTATTTAATCCAAGAAGCTTCAAATAACTATCCTGACCATTGTAATCAAGCAACTCGTTCCTTGACCCTCCATTGGCCTTGAAATAAGCCATGATAACCTGATCGTTATCCATATCCTTGACCACGTTACTATTCTCAGGATCAGACGCCCATGCGTCGATCTTCCTTCTAGCGTCATCTGATAATGACTTAACGAAATTACCCATGCCGGTAGTCACCGCCTTCTCGTTGGCTATGAACCCGTTCATGAACTCATCGCTTATGCTCACATCGTCAAGGTTTGCGCTCTTGGTAACCACGGTAGGCCCGGTCGTGTCATCACCTCCGCCACCTCCATTCTCCGACTTACCCGATTTGCTGGCTCTCATCAACGCTGCTTTCTCCATGGCTAGATTATGCCTTTTTGTCTCATTAAACTTAGCTCTCTCCATCATCTGCTGATTAGCCTTGAAATAATAATCATCAATACCCAACGTCTCATATGAGTTATTATAAGACCATCTCAATCCGACACCACGAAGGAACTGCTGCCGCACCATAAACATGCCGGCCCGCTCCGGACTGTAGTTGTCGCCGATAACGCCCTCAGCCTCCTCCACGAAATCATTTTTCTGCTTGGTGATATCCGCCAGTTCCGACTCCAATTTAGCTTTCTTTATCTTATCATTGCCGACACCCTTCAGCTTAGCCCGTATGGATTCCTCCTTGACAGCAAAGTCATCGATATACCCTTTAAGAAAATCAGAGGTGCTTTGGACGTTAAATAAATCAGGGTTTGTCCTAGCCATATATCTTCCCTCTAACTGCATCTGAGCCTTACCGTTCTCAGATATGGAAGCCATAGCTATATCCCTGACCTGAGCGTAACTCATTTCATCTATGTACATCTCACGCATCTCCCCCGTCCTGTTACCATTGGCGTCAACTACCGGCACATTGACTTTCTTCCCCTTGTTAAGGGAGATGAAGTTCTTCATCTTCTCATCAATCTCAGCGTGATAATCCGTATAAGGGGTATAATGTATAGGATTAAGACGTGTCCCTACCTGACCGTCATTCATCCAAGCCACGGCATCCGCGAAAGCCTCAGCCTCGTTTATAGGACTATACATCTTGGGATTGTTCAGCTTCATATCCTCCATCTTCTCGCTAAAAGCCCGGATCTCCCTAGTACCGGCAATAGCATTCAACACACGGGTATCCAGAGCTTCTCCAAGACGAGCCTGTATACTTCTGGCTATACCATCAGAAGCCAAATTAGATTTACGATACACGTTATTCACGTCCTGTATCAACCCATTTAACCTATTCTGAAGATATTCCCTATCCTGAGGTTTTATAATGTCAGAATTGATAATATAATCAGCATACTCGTTTATAGCCTGCCGATTGGTATCTATCTTCTGCTGCATGTACCCCATCCCCTGCATCATGATATCCATGTTGTAGGGTGATACGTACTTGCCGTAATTCCTTAATATACTATATTGTGAAGCCATCCTTTATCCTTTCTTGCCTTTAGTTACTTCCTGAGCAGGATATAATCTCCTATAACTCAATATATCTCCTTGAGGATCAGCGATCAACTGTCCATTAGGGCCGATCTTGACATCCCCGAATATAGACCTTAATGTATTCATGGTCGTAGCCGTGTTCCACTTCTGCTGAATCTCATCATTGACGCTATCGAAATACCTAGCCCAGTTCTCGTCATTTATAGCCAATCCCTGCAATATCCGTTGTTGATAAGCTTGACGTTGGGCTATGTTCTTGTCGTAAGTATTCGCCCATGATTGAGAATTGACATTATCAGCCCAAGTCCTTTGAGCCACATTCCCTTGTTCTACCTCATTTATATACTTACCTATATTGGAACTCATGACAGCCTGTAAATTGGAAGATAAAGCCCCTCTCTGGGAATCCGGGACATTACCCATCTGATCCAATTGTGATTGGAAAGCACGATTAGCCTCAACCATATACTGATCAGCCGATCTCAACACCGGGTCCACGGTAGGAGCGTAATGTCTTTCCAGACCTTCCGTTGTCACGGCTCCAGGAGTCATCCTGAACACCTCAGGAAAGTCAAGACCACCACCTACTATATTCCTGCCTCCATTGCCGCCGTTCGACTTACCGGCATTTGTGTTGGTTTTAGGAAGTGTATTAGGATCAATCAGCTCAGGCATATCCAGCTTAACATCAGGATCCTCCACATCACCTATATCCATAGGACCGGGAGCCACCTTATGCGGGTCAAGTATAAAATCAAGACCTTCCATGCCTTTCATGGATCTTAACGCCTGCATCTTAAGCATATCCTCCCCAAGGATCTTATTAACAATATCTTTATTCTTGTCAGAAAATAGTTGACTAAAATGGGTGATACCAGCATCGTTAAGAGCCTTATGCTGTTCCTCTGTAACAACGTCTAGACCGATCATAGGGCGAGATGTGGTAAACAAACCTAATTTATTGTCTCTCATCCTATCATGATATGCGGCTTTCTTGTCTTCCGGGTAATTACCTTGACTATCCTCACCGCCAAAGGAAACGAGCGTCGTGTAATCCCGAAGCGCCTCGGCGTTGGCGATGATCGGGTTCTCAGCCGTAGCCAAGCCCATCCAGCTACTTGTCTGACCGTAGATAGCGTCTTGCAATGCCCTAGCCCTAGCGCCCTCTGAAGCTCCCATATAAGCATCGTAAGCGACCGGATTGAATGTCTTATAATAATTCAACCTCTCATCCGTATTAATACCTCCATAAGAGCCATCAGTTCCTTGGCGTTGATAACCGAAATAGTTAGGATCATTGTTGAACCTATTCTCGATCGGGCGGAAAGTTAATTTACGACCGAACAAAGACGTGCCTCCTATCTCCATCTTCTGGCGAATACCAGCCACTTTCTTAAGCAGCTCTTTCTTAGCCTCAGCTATATCCTCCTCCGTAAGACCGTATTCTTTCATAGATCCGGATATGATGTTATCTATCTCACCACCCTTAGCGAAATACGTATCCTCATCCTTCTTCATCTTCCGGTCTTCCTGCTCTTTGTATATGACATTAGCGAAGTCCGTAAATCTTCCCTCTAATCCATTAACGGTATCGTTGCTATCATTTATAGCCTTAGATAATACGGAGGCGTTTAAACGCCTCGTATTCTCGTCATCTATCTTATCGTTCTTCTTCAGCTTCTCCAGCGCCTTTTTCTGATCATCGTAAGCTGATTTAAGACCGATCTTAACCTTATATCTATCCATTAACGTAGCGTACGTATCCTTTGGTGTAGCCTTAATACCATACGTATCCCTAATGTATTTAGCGAAGTCCGGCTCTATGATGGTGTCATCGGTAATAACCTCCGTACCCTGCTCCAAAGAAACAGGCGTTCCCCCATCGGCATGCTTCTGCCCCATGGCCTCCATCGGCTCCTCTCCGGGCTGCTCCACGTACTCGCCCTTCTCGACCTCCACGTTGGCTTGATCTTCCATCGACTTAGGTAACGGATATAGGTACTCACCGGTAAGGCTTCCGCTATCGAACCTATTATTAGGTCCTAGATAAACACCCCCACCATCCTTGTACTGCATCTGGGATTGCCTTCTTTGTCTGGCCTCACGCTCCTGAGCTAACCTGATATTGGTACGAGTACCTTTCTCTGACGCTATCCCAGAAACCACGTTACGAGCCAACCCCATGATACCACTAATTCCTGAGGCTATGGTGGTTATCGTATTAGCTGTTTTAGCCCCAGTGGATAAATCACCATATCCCTCGCTTCTCATACGCCCTATACCACGACCCATCTGAGTGAATCTAGACCCTATATCATCAGCGCCATAGTAAGGGATGGTGGTAAAATCAAAAACATCCGTCTCGCCTGAACCGGTCTTAGACTTATCAACATCGTTAACAGTTATGTTATTAAGCGTAATACCATTGTCCTGATAATTCTCAGCTATACGTTGCAAACTACCCTTGAAGCTAGCCGGAAACACATTATCCTGATCAAAAGCATTAGCATATTTAGTCCTCAACTGATCTGGAGTATCCAAAGAATATATCCCTAGCGGATTGACCGGCGCGGGTAATCCTTGGTTGGTATTCACCAAAGGTTCTATACCTAACCCTTGTATACCGTCCATATTACCAAGCATATACGACCCGACTTCCCCGGCCTCTTGATATTTAGGTATCTTCCTCTTGATTACGTATTTGCTCATGTCTAATTAATTTCGTTCTGACACAAAGATAATTTAAAAAAACAGAGACTCATCATTTCACAACGATGAGTCTCTCAGCAAATGCTATTATTATGTACAGAATTAAATTCTTTTTATGAATAATGATCCTATAGCCTTAACCAAATCATAGAAACCGGCAGAACTGAGACCTACAGCCACTCCATATAATAGAGCCTCCCACCATTCACTCCCTATAAGCAATGGAGACACCTTTAGTAGCCACGCTAATATACAAACCAGCATACCTATGACTACGGCGGATAGGACTTTAGCCCACTTATGGGTGTCAATATACGGCACAACCTTGGCTAACTGCGTAGCTGACATCGTGACGAAAGCCATGATGCCGGTGAAGGTAGTTAAATCAATAGTGATAGCCCCTTCTGATGGGATTACCTCTTGCGCCATCAAAACGAACGGCGTCAATAACATAGCAAATAAAAATAACAATCTTTTCATATCTAAAACATTTAATAATTTCACAAATGTAGTATTAATTTCGAGTTCTACTCATACCTTTTATGTTAAGACTTAACCCCGGTATCATATTAAGTACCAGCTGCCTTTTTGCCTGTTCTCTACGCATACGCTCAGCTTCCGCTACCTGTGCCTCTGATTGGGGATCGTTCTTGATGTTGTTAGCGATATCCTCTATAGCTTTCTTGTTGGCGCCTGATTGAGCTAGCATCTTATATAACAGGTCTTGACCTTCCTTCTCCCACCAGCTATCCACGGCAGGATGGGAAGCCAAAGAAGGGCCGGCGGGGGCTACCGTCTCAGGCACGGGCTGATGACCTCCGTCCCCCGTGCCCGAATCCCGCTGTCCGAACTCGTATCTCATTGGCTCGTTCTCCGGGACACCATACCTATTAGCGAACATATCAGCGAACTCAAATCTCTTCTCATTTCTCAAGGTCGATCCAAGAGGCCTACCGTATCCTTGATTCCATGCCACGGTAGCGTCCTTGTAGTTGACGGCGTTATCGAAATCGGATTTAGAATACATATAATAGTTATACTCATTCCCCTGAGCGTCCTTGTCAAAAAACTTTCCTTGATTGATGTAATTCCAACCTAACCCCGGGACCTTGCCTTGATACTCATCCACGAGATAATCCAACTGCTGTGTCAATGTCGGTTTCTTCCCATACCTGCGCTGTAGCTCCTTCTTCCTCGGTCCAAGCCATTGTTGGATGCCAAAATCACCGGCGGCTCCTAGGGCTTCGGTGTCCCCTCCGGACTCGGCGGCAATGTTCGACAGGATACCGATAGCTTGCGTTTGTGGTATTCCCTTCTTGTCGGTCAGATAATCCCATATCTCATCATACACAACCATCTTACTATCCTCTGATCTACGAGGATCAATTACATACTTGCCAGAACCATAAGCCCTCCCTGTATTTACCGAACCTCCTCTATCCTTTTTATCAATACTACCATCTATCTTAAATACATCCCCATTCAAAAGAAACTGGACAGCGGGATTGAAATCATATACATCCCTATATCTGTATCCGCCCATATCCTTGTCACGATATATCGTATAATCACCAAGTACACTATGAGGACCCGTCTCGTTCTTATCAAGTCTACGATCCCTATAATTATACTCATTCACGACACCATACCCCTTATCATAAAGAGACCTCAACCCTTTTATATTCATCTCGTCCGCTGATATGGCACCCTCTCTTACCCTTTTCAGATCCTTATATTCCCTCTGAATCCTCTCATACTCCTCTGGATCGGCATCACTTAAAGCTTTTATAAGTCCTTCATTGTATTCCTTAGTTTCCTTATCAAACAGACTCCTATTCACATCAATCCTATTCCTTACGATAGACGAATCAGGTATCATCCTATTAGATAATTCCTTTCGTATACTATACGTACCATCACCATTATCTATCAATACAGACTCATCGTAAGGGAGTTTATTGTATTTAGCCCAAGCCTCATCACTAGTTCTTGTGCCTAAATCATCATTATCACTATCGCCATATAACTTGTTATTAAAATCACCAGATATATATTTCCCGAACATCTTCATAAAATGAACAGGATACTCATACCATTCCGGATTCTTCCCCATAGGATCTATTGATGAATACGCAGCTTTATTTATGCGAGTAGGGCCATCAGTATACCTTGAATTAGCGATATCATATATTATTGACAAAACCGGGTGAGCAGAAGCTACGTAATTATCCAATACCCTGCTCCCGAATCTAGGTCTATCAAGAACAGACTCTCTTGTTTCTCCTCCATCTTGCTTCCTCTCAATTTTTTCTCCCCATAGCCCATATTTCTTCCTAGGCCATATGCCGTCTATGGCATCCACATAACCAACGGGATGCTCCCCTTCCAGACGCCGGTCCCGTCGCTCGTCCGCTTGGTACAGGGCGTTGGCCAACGGCTGCGTGATATGACCCAACCCCTTATCCTTGGAACTCGACATAGCATCCACCACAGTCCGATATACAGGTCTTAATTTCTCAGGTAAATATAGCCCCGCCTCATCAACCAACTCACCGATCTTCTTATTTATACCCCTGATACTGAAATTATAATTACCCATGCCATTATTCAACGGGGACAACGCACCTCTTATCCCATTCATGCCTTTAACTGCGGCTCCTCCGCTAAGGATATCAAACTCCGGGGACACGTTTCTCAAAGGACTATCATCCATACCCCTGAAATACATAGGACGCTCGCCTCTTACGACACGATCAAGATCCTCCTTATATAAATCCTTTATCCATGAAGGAATTTCCTCTGGTTTATCTTTCTTAGCCATAAATCATGTTTTTCACAAAGATAGGAATAATAGCATGTAGATTAAAACAGTAAGCGGATACATGATTCATATCATCTACCCGCCTACATCCTCAATGCATATGATAAGCCGCTAAGGCTTTCTTAGCCAAATCCCTCGACTTGTACTTGGCCGGCCATAATTTACCGGTCTTGTTGCTAACCACTCGCCAATTACTCCCTACTTTCTTAATGCATCCTGACTTCGGGCATTCGCCCTTCTTCTTACCGCTAGCTTTTCCTGTTGCCATAACATCAAATATTTAAATTACAATAGTACTTACCTCATAAGTATCATAATTAATTTTTATCTTACTCATTTTTGAAGAATTCGGATCAAAAAACACCAAATAAGCGGCATCATAAATATAACTTGCTATGATATATGAATTAAAAGCCGCCGTAAAACCGGGGCCAGATATCACTCGTGAAAGATACATATGATAATTATTTAGAATATAACTTTTTATATCATCATATTTTGATTTGGTTATAGATGATACTATATCAATAGTCCCAGGTTCTAATAGATAACTTGATATGTCTATACCTCTTATATCCTGATATAACCCATTATCCATCAATGCTTTATTACCAGTCCCTTTCAACTTAAGATGAAGCTGATTATCAAAATTTATATTATCTTCTGTATTCCCAAAAGACCTTACAATAACTATCTCAGTGTTATCTGATGATGCTATATTTAAAGAAGAATTAATATATTCAACATTCAAATTAGGGTAAACAGATATAGATATATCTAAAAATCCCATATTAAGGGAATTATTTGAAGCGCTGATACAAATAGTGATACAATCATTCCTTTGATCATTAAAAACCATCAAATCATTAATATTCACGCCACCTAACGCTTCTACAAAAGAATTGTTAGGTCTTATCATCCTGACATTGGACGTAGAACTACCATCAAACAACGACTTTATAGTATTATATTGAGATTGAGGCAAAGTAGTAGATTGATCTCCTACAAGCTGTAAGATGATAGCTAAAAAAGCATCCTCATCATCACTTTTAGCTACTGCGTCCTTCCACGTACCATCACCACAAAGGAACCTACCCTCATCCCCCTTAGCAGGAGCCGGCACCAATCCCGCAGCGCCAGCCCCGGACGCCGTGGCGCCAACCATATCCTTGACCTTATCAAGTCTACTGTCTATTTGATTACCATCGTACTTACCAATAAAATCCTCCATATCGTTTTAATATACAAGGGAGAGGCGGCAAAATACCCCCCCCCCTATATGTTAATAAATCAATAAACTTTCTCCTCATTGCTAAACCAACGAACTATCATCTTGAACCGACTCTCAATGTCATTCACGAACCTAGCCAAGAACCAATCGCCACGAAGACGATCACGCCACCTCCGGTGATAATCGACGGCCCTAGGGTCGATCTTCCGGTCAATATCATTCACGTCCTTGATCCATACCGGGAGGTTATTAGTATCGTCTTTGACCTCGTTAAAATAGTCATTTATATTTATCTTCTGATCAACCTCCGTCACCAGTATCTCACGGCTATCGTCATTGGTTACAGGATACCTTAACCGCTGGCTCATATCGTTCTTGTCGGCGATAACCATCCGAAGTTCACCGCTGTTGTTCGTATCATTATAAAACCATGCCTTATTGAATCCAGTAGTCCTAAGAATTTGGTAATTAACCTCATCCTGATATCTTCTGGCATCCATCCGATATTGGTAGTTGGTGAGGATCTTATTCACGTACTGCTCACGTACCGGAACCTCTATAACAAACGGATATAGCTTACCATAAAATACTTGATACGATTGGTTGGTCAAACCATGAGACCATAAACCTATCTCCTGACTTTCACTTGAGTAGTTCTTTCCGGACTGGAAATAATGCTGGTGCTCGATATAATAATCAGGGGTGTAGGATAAATATGATTTCCACTCACCCTTCAGGCAGTTATACCCAACGGTGAACGAGACGTCCGTGAAATGGCTGGTGTCCTGCAACTCCACCGCCTGTCCGTTCCTATAGAACCGGCCGCCACGGAATTGGTACTCGCTCGGATTCCCTACCGGTATATAATCTTTCTTGGTTATCAGAACCCTCTTAAACCTATTATCCCAACCCATGGACAACCCTATACCAAAAAACTTGTTATCAATATCATAATAAGACAACTCAGCGTCCGTATCAGCGTTATATATCCGGCTACGGATGATCTTCATCTGAAGATGCTCCTTAAACCAGTTTCTAAGCCCCGGTGTGACCTCCGTAAGATTCCTACCATTAGAATCTACCTTAAACACCTGACCACGCCTTAAATCGACCCAAAAATGCCCAAACTCGCAACTGATCATATCCCGACTCTGGGTCCCGGAATATCCTAACGTCGTATTATTATACTCAATGCCACGAGAGGCGAAAAGCCCACCTGTCCCTAGCTCGCTATTCTCCGGGGATATTCTTTCCGCCAGCACGTCTATAGCGTTATATAGTCCTACCTGATTCTCGAAGCGAGCTAGTATTTGATCCGACTCTATTCCCTTCATGCTTATAAGCTTTCCGAACGAGGTCTTGAACTCATGGTAATCCATAGGCTTGTACGACAGCCAAGGATCGGTCATGCCGTTCTCCGACACGTCGGCGGTGCTCCATATGACGCCGTTGGGTCTTTGGTAAGCGCAGTCCCAAAAATTGCTATCATACGTCTCTGGTAATGACCTTCCGCCTAGCGTAAAACGATTCTTATACACAGGACTTATCTTAAACACATTATCCCTTGATATAGGGACATTACGCTCCTGAGTCCATGATATATAATCCCCTACCTCCGGATAGAACCCCTCGTAAGGCTCAGGCCCGGCTATACGGAAATTGCAATTGATCTCAGACTCCACAAGAAACTGAGGTATGCCATAGAAGTATAGGAAGAAACGACCGCTAAGATACATATCTCCGGTCTTGCAAACCATCTCATAAGCGCTCTTCCGGCTAGGGAAAGAGTATAGCGATCCGGTATCCGTATCGGTCTTGTTAAGATAATCCTCCCCGGTATCGTAATTAACGAAATAACGGGGATACCCGATGTTCCGATAATCGTAATAAGGGAATGGTATCATGTCTCCCTGACCAAACTGAGTCAAGTAAAACATAGGCATCTTCCTCTTAAGCGAGAACCTTGATATAAACACATCTCCTCCAAAAACAGGTTTACGCTTATCCTCATCCATCAACCCGCAACCACCTAACGATACCCACCTGATATCCTCTATCTGTCCGTATTGAGCCGGAGAATATTTCTTTATCCTCATATAAGGGCAGGATACGAAAGATTCACGTGTCATAAAATGAGGCGTCATACCAGCCACCTCATCGTTACGAATATTACACTCATCCTGAATACGGCTGGTATCGTAACTTGAAACCAACTCCGGATATTCAAGCATATACTTATCCATACCAAATGACATGAACAACGAATGCTCACGATCGAGGTTGTTTATGATAATAGGCTTACCACCTACGGTTCCCCCTTGTGACGAGATGTCTGTAACCGGATACAATCCGCTCTTGATATATTTGGCCGTTGACAATCCACGTAGCTCCGACGCCCCTATTTTTTGGTAAAATAAATTATAATGAGCGACAGAAGTATAATAATAAGCATAGTTCCGTCTAGGTCCCCTATCTATCAATGCCGTTAACCACTGATATCTGTACTTGCCTATATCCACCACGGACTGGGCTGTGGCCTTGGCGATACCCGTAGCCAGACGGATAGCCGTCAGCGCTATGCCGACAGGGTTGGCTAAAAAGAACACGCCTCCACCGACATATTGCTGTGAAGCCGACTGATATGTATACTCAGCTATAGCGGATATTAAATTAGCCATAGCCTCCACCGTAGCCAATGATGTTGCCATACTGTAAGCCTTACTCCCTAATATCGTCCATTTAGGGTGATCCTCCACTTCCCTGAATATACCGGAGGATTTACCTAATTGATAACCATCAACAAGGCACTCGGTGGGAGCGTCAGGCTTGTTGAAGGCAATATCAGGGCTTAAGAATGAATACCAGATATTACCCTTCCTATTAAACGGATGCGTTATAAAATTCTCACGATTAATATCCTTATAGATATACATATCATCAGACAAATCGTTGTAAGGATAATTAGGATAAAGGTTAGCCGATCCGTCGGGATCATCGTACTTAAACATATCATAAGCCAGACCTGTACCAATAACACTCTTATCCAAGGCCCTATCTCCACGATATAGCTCGTATCCGATTATAGAGTCACGTCTAGCCTTATCTATAAGACCATTCTCTACCGCTATATCCAGAAACTCATTAACGATATCGTCATCAAGCATCACCCCCATAGGATAAATATAGGAGTCAACTCCATATTGACCGGTCAGTTGAGACGGATTACCCATAAAAGGAGCGACAGAGTTATCAGGGAACTTGTAATGACGTATAGGTTTCTGACAAAATGTGGTTGACGTATTGGGGTACTCAGCGTTATCCCCATTACCGGTGAAATAAGACTTACCCTCAACGGATTTAGGAGACCCATAGTATTTCGTCAAAGAATCTATTATATCCTTCCTCTTTGATCCTCCCGATGATATCCCGATCTTACTTGAATCATACAACTCAAAATTAGCCGGATACTTATTGGTAGACTCCCAATATCCAAAATCACCATACTGATATGGTCTGGGAGCGCAATCAGCGGGTTTATCTCCACATGAGATACATTTCGCCTCATAGGTAACAAATCTTCTTAATTTCAATTCTTTCGTGAAGAAGAATACGTATTTCACCTCCAGTGGCCGAATGCCAAAACAGAACGGGGCGGGGAAGATGGCGGTGCCGGCCGTATAGAATCCGGCAAGCTCCTTCATGCCCTGCCTCATGGCGAAACCGGTGAAGAACACGCATACCGCAGGCTCGATGCAAACATATATCTTATGGAAAGTAGTCTTGTCATCATTCCAGAACAAGTACTTTGGCATCATAAATATCTTATGATCCACGTAATTCACTATAACACCTTTCTTGGCATCATTAGCCAAAGGATTAGGAGCCACGGTACCTTCCTTGTCCGAGAAAAACGTTATACGAACCTTATTGTATGATGATGAGTCGCCGATCGGATAATTATAGTTACCCATCATCTCTATGTACATAATACCGTTATCAGGATCGGATAAACCACTTATGTATTTCTCGTAATCCAACTCCACCCATCTGGCGTATGAGGATACATGTGGATAGAACTTGAAATAAGTCAAGTTGCTTCTACCGAACCAATTGGTCTTGGCGTCAATATCATTCTGCATAGACACACGACCTTCCCAGTCAGTAGTTATACCGGTATTAAACTTAGAATTATCACCATCGCCAAAAAGACACATGGCGTTCTCGATACCAAACTGACTCTCATATTGGGGGAAATAAGCCTCCATCGTATCCATTAACTGATCAAGCATCGTCTCCGTATGCTTCTTTCCTTCCCATCCGGGATATTGATACAAATATGTGCACTTACCCAATGACCTACCTCCTTGGAACGTTGGTAGTTGCACATCGTTAATAGTAGGATTCACGTAAGGATCACCTACCGAACACCCATTAGTACATATACCCTCATCATATAACTGCCGGACATTAGACATATCCTGGCACAAGACCAAGGCGGAAGAATCTATGTCAGACGGGAATTTATCCTCATCCTGACCATCCAGCCATTCCTGAACCAGATCTATGATATTCTTGCCTCCACTAGAGTAATTATCAAAATCACACAATACAGAAAACTTCCTTTGAGACTCAGCATTACTTTGTATTAATGTAGTAGGCTCTGTCTCCGTATAATCACTAGCTAACTTATATGTAAAATCAATCCTAGAATCCACCAAAGAGTTTTTATCCAATATAGTCCTGGTCTCTATCCTCTCGATATCATCACATCCACTAGGGAAATCGGGAGCCTTTATACCGTCTTGATCCTCAGGTAACGATATAGCCGCACATAACTCGTCAGTAATGCCTACATTGGATTCTATAAGATCACACAGATTCTCTATATTGTCAGCGATATAATCAATAGCATCATCTACCGTAACATCTTCCCCCATCGTGTTGATAACGAATTGGGTCTCTCCTACCGTGGCGTATTCCTGTTCTACATATCTAAGTTGCTTGACATCTAGCTGATTCTTGCATTCTCCCCCAAAATCATCAAATCCCCAAGACGGGTCGTTTATGGTCTTTGCCGTATTCTTAAACTGCCAAAGATAACGGCGGCTGTTCCCGGCGCACTGCGGGTTGTTCTCCAATACCGAAGCCGCTGATAGGTCTTCAGAGTTGCCGTCCTCATCAACGATAACCTCCATCTCCTCCCTTGTGGCCGGACGAGGGATAAGCGGGAATCTAGCTGTCCTGTATCCTGTATTGGTAAAGAACCTTATACCCAACGGATATACCTCATCACGCATGAAAGAGGCGTATTTAGAGCAAGCCACACCGTCTTTATACAGATTCTCCGTGGCTATCGATGTCTGCCATTTAACGAAATGACCCAAGAAATTAACGACCGGTTGAAGATTCCATTCATTCTCCACGGTCAATCCGTATTGAAGAAGACGATTCCCGATAGACGTCATGCCTCTGGCTGTCTTATATACCGGTATTTCCTTGGATAACTTCTCCATGGTCGTACGCTCGCTATATTGATCCGTAAGATAATAGATAGTCCTTTCCGTTATCGGATGTATACCTTCTATGAAATACTCAAGAACCGGGCTTTGCTCACCATTAAACCCAACCGTATTCTGTATAACACCTATCTTATAATGAGATACCTGCTTGTCTATATTGGATACAGTAAGGCGGATACCCATATTGGTTGACTTACCCCATAAACCATCACGGATAACCATATCTTGGCGATCGAATAACATGATTGGGTTAGTCAATGAGCAATATCCGGTCTTCTCTATCCCGAACTCATCGCACAACGCCACGCAGAACTGGTAGGTCCCGGCACGCAGGCTTCCCCCGAACTCCACGACCTCAGGCTCCACGCACGGGGCCGTCAGCAACGGGAACACCAGCAGCTTCTCGCAGGCCAGCCTACACCTCTCTATTGGTTTGTCATCCCCACATGTCTTATACCCATGGTAATGATACCAAAAGTCACCATCATCATCCGGGTTAAGGGCCTTATCGACCATAACATATCGCTGGGGATTATATCCATCGGTCCAGTATATCACCTTCCCGCATTTCTCGTCCTTGATCTCTATATCGAAAATCGGATGATGAATGGAGAAATTAAGACAAGGGTCATCAACCCAGTCCTCTATCAGGACCTCCATCAAATCACATATCTCATCAAAACGACCATCCGACTCCTCAAGCCTCTCGCCAAGGATACGATGGATGTCCTTTCCCGATCCAGCCAATTGATCCTCCACGGTCTTGATATAATCCAATGACCGCATGAACGTGATCTTAGACGTATTATCATCCGGATTAGATAGAAAGAAATAAGTATTATCACCAGCTATGTCATTCTTATACCCAATAACCTTATAGCCATCAAATCGCTTACATAAAAGGGTACTAGGCTCGTTCTGGATCTTAAGCTGGCTTCCATCGTCACCCTCTATGGTAGCGTTCAAGGCGAAACTGTACTCAGACGGGGATAGGTCCTGTGGATGCTTATCCCTGTTCATCCCGGAATCGGGAACCGCTATGTTAGAGTTATTTTGCACGATCTTATCTTTTTCGCAAATATAACAAATCCTGCGGATAATCACTTACACGCAGGATCTTGATAAAAACTATACCATTATACAAAACATTCAAAATCGCACAAAAGTAAAAAATCCTCCAGACTTTCACAAGTCAGGAGGAGAACTAAATACTTTTAAACGCTCGTGTAAAGTACAAAAACACAACAATTACAAATTTTTACCCATGTAGTTCGATTGCTTATCGGCATCCTCTACAGATATGTAAAAGAAACCGTTAGTCACGTATCTCTCATTGACATCCACAAAATCAGTAGATCCTTTATCCACTCCTTTCTTCGATCCCTCATCACACACAGCTACCAGACTATTAAAGTCATTGGAATAACCTACGACTACACCGTGTATATCCCGATTTCGAGGATCGAATACGTACCTCATCTTACATCTGTCATAAGCTAACTCTAAAGAACTTTTGCTTAACCTCTCATCTAATCCAGCACCCGCTACCAAGGCCAAAACGCTCTTTGATATGTCACTCATGGTGGTATCCTTGGTCGGAGCCTTAGGCATAGAAACGCCTTCCATGACAAAATCCAACGCCTTATCTACAAGACCATCGAAATCATCATCTCTTATATAATCCTTAAGTACCTCCAGTATATATAACCGTACATGGAGTTCGTTATTTACATCATTCAATGTGACCATAATACTAGTTTTCGGCAAAGCTAGATTATTCCTGCGCAATAAAAGATCAAATATGTCATAAGTAAAGGACTAAAAAACAAAAAAACTCCCCCATCCTCACGGACGAGAGAGCTGATAGATATTTGTATTATGAAAAAGAATAATTACTCACCTATTCTTACAATACAGTCACGAGACTCCTTGTTGTAGATCATCGTGCCTACCTTAGAATACAAGGTCTTTATATTTTGCCAATTATCCTCACCATGGGCGGATACGTTGGTAGGGGCATCACCGGTATAAACCTCCTCGCCTCCGATATTGACAAAATCATATCCACGTTTCTCCATAGAACCGCCCTTATATGCCGTGAACCTGATAGTGACATTACCTTTCTCACGACCACCATACCAGTTACCGTATATACTGCATCTGATCTCAAGAGGTAATTTATCGTAATTATCACCATCCAACAACGGCCCCATCTGGATTAAGGCAGCCTCATTACCTGATTCCATGTTATCACCGCCATGGATAAGATAATCACCTACCCGTTCCTGCGTGGTCTGATACTGTTTACTCCAACCAACCAGCTTGCCGTCAACATCCGGGAGGCCGGTGTTATCGAAACCGGTAGCCGTGTCAAAGTCAATGCCGTCCTCGTCAGCCCAGATATACCTAAGCACAAGGTAATCGAACTCCGGGATGATCACCACCGGGACGGACTCCTGCCTGCACACGAACGTCTTCTCCTCCTTGGTCCCCTCTTTTATAACCTTGTATGTTACCTGACGTATCTCGCCAGTCTCATTAATATCAGCGGTAACCCTAACCTCAGCAGAACCGGTACCACTTGTCTTATCTAAATGTATCCAATCAGCCATATCATCGTATTTTGTTAAATAAGTTTAATATACTTATCAAAAGCGTTGGGCCACATACGCTCATGAGACAGCATCCTCCTCCTATTATCCTCAGCCAGCTCCCGATAATCATTCAAGGTAATCATCGACATCTTAAGCTCTTTCATGGCTCTAGCGAACTTACCCGGCTCCTGTTGGGCGTATAGTTTATAAGCGTCACCAGCGCCTTGTATCAAGCCATTCACGGCGGCGTTCTCGAAGATCTTCATCTTGATATACGTCTCGACATAATCCTCAAGATAACCTAAATCCGTCTCAGGTATATATGGTAGACCATCCTCATCCTTAGGGGTAGCCCGATATACGATATAAATAAATCCATCAAAACCGGTATACATGGTATTGCCGGATATAGTTATATCATAATTATCCCAAGCGTATTTATCCCGATACTTGTCAGCGGCGCAATCACGCCTCAATCCACGACCTATAGATAACCTTACTGGGTGATGATAATGAAAACGAACCTCATGGGATCCAATATAAATCTTCTCCGTGATCGTCTTCTCAAACTCTTCCTTACAACACTCGGTGCAGGAGTTCCAACGAAACCCGCGCTCCGTGCGCTCAACCCAGCCGATCTCGTGTTGGAGGTCAGCCTTAGCCTTATCGCCGCCAGGGATCTCGCAAACCAGAGGCTCACACCTGTAAGCATCAAGCATGTCGAAGAAATCGGATGGTAATACCGCCTGCTTGTTACTGGTCTTGATAACCGCCTCTGACATGACAGCTATAACACCGCCGAACCTTTTTAATGCGATCTCAGCCCATCTATAGACAGACGAGGTGTCTATGGCCCCGCTATCATCGTATTTATGTAAATCGGCCTTGATCTCGGCCAATAACCCCCTTATCGTCATAACAAACTCTTTTGTACAAAGATAGACAATAGTATATATCAAGCAAAAGATCCAGTCTATTCTCTCGAACTAACTGGATCGTGTCATAGAAACAAACCTTATAGTTTGTACACCCATTTAACTCCAAATACCTTACTTTCAGATTCAACTTCCCTGTACAAGAACTTATATCTTCTTCCAGACTCCATAGCCAGCCTACATTCCTTGTTCAATGCCGGAGAGATATATAGATGAAAATACTTATTCCTGGGCATAAAATCCATACACGTATGGACGTAAGAATATCCACCTGTCCCACGTCTGTTAATAGTACCGGTAAGCTTATTCAAATATATCTTACGATTAGGATTTATCTTATGACACAGATAACCGATGTTGTTTATATAAACCCCACCCTCATTATCCAGATACTTATCACGTATGACCTTCCATATCAAGGACTGACATTCGAGAATATCATTCTTCTCTACAATCGTATGCTTCCTCCTCTTCCCGTTCTTAGACATAATAGACCTGTAGAACCGAAGAAAGTATTGATCAAGTATTTTAAACGACTTAACTTTCATGCCACAAATATAACAATTCTATCCTAATTCGAGTAATATTTAGATGACTTTTGGTGTAAGTGTAACGGTGATAAGGCCGCACTTACCGCCGCGGCACAGGCTGACGCACAGAGACTAGCGCAGGAAAAAGCCAACGATATGGAATGCGATTGCCCCAAAACGTGGAGCGCTTACGCCAGTGGAAGTTTCAACGGTCAATGTTTAAGTATATCGGTAAGCTACAATAACCCATGCGGAAAATCTAAAACAGCTTCATTCGATGTGTATTATACTAGATCCGAACCGTCAGGAGATGTGGAATATTTCTCCACTACCAAGACCGTTACGATACCGACAGGATCGGGAACAGTATCCGGAGGTAGTGATTGCGTAAGTAACGCCACAAGTATGTATGTCTCTAACCCAAGTCAAGGTGGAGGATGTTAAAAACAAAAGGAGAGGTTGATTAGCCTCTCCTTTTTAGATAAACCTAAGATCTCTTTTCTTAGTATGATTAAGTATCCTACTAATATGCCTTGTACTAAAACCTGTTTTGTCTTTTATCTTATCATAGATATAGTTCTTTGATACGTATGCTGACATCTCTCCAGGATCCTTTATAATCTCATCATACATATCATGTATCTCATTATATTTTATGATTGAGCTATCTCTCATTCCTCTTTCCCCGATACCATCAACAATATCCTCAGCACCGAAGAAATTGATTATAGATCTTATTATGTTCATGCTTATTGAATTTTTTGCGTTTTCTTATTAATATCCATATCCGGATTCTCATCCGTAGGTATCTGTAGTTTGGTTATCGTCTCCCTTAACGTCTCAGATACCACATATTCCAGTAACTTATCAGGGCATATAAAATCATAATCCCATTGAGACTTGCACGGCTTATCCTTTTCAACCCCACATCCGCTAAGCTCTAATGCGGCTTTACGATCAAGAGTTACCAAATCAACGTTTATAGCCTCTATATTAACATCAGGTATATAGATATAACCGTCATTAACATAATAATAATATTGATCTATATTACCATATTTACGTTCCTTATTATTAGCGTATTTTCTTAACGATATAGGAGTGAATATAATATCGTCCATGATATTAGAGACTTTGATGATAGCCGGTCCTATACGGGTATATATCATATCAGGAAGCCTTTTCTTGGATCTCATAAGTATCCGGCATAATTTAAACTCATCAAAGCAACAATCAACCTTCTGGACTCTTTCCATCTCCAAACAATTGATATGGGTATATAGCGATTCCTCGCCGAACAAAGTCCCATCAGCGTACTTCTGGGCTATATATGATCGAGCCTTCTGCCTACCTATGGACAATATCCATCTTCTACTGACATGAGCGTCTTTACTAATGGAGTTCATGTCATTTATGATCCTAGATACAAACTCTGAATTTTTCATGTAGCGAAATATTAAGGAGGGGATATACCCCTCCGGTTATTACTTCTTTTTCTTAACCTTGCCTCCACATTTCATTTGAGGTTTCTTTTTCTCGGAGACTTTGCCTCCTTCTGCCATCTTCTTTTTCTTAGCACATGCCATAGTCTTACTTTTTTAATGTTAGTGATACAATATTAGTCATTTCTATCGAAAATAGAATAAACGAGGTTGATGAAACTACCAACTTACCGCCGCGGCACAGGCTGACGCACAGAGACTAGCGCAG